GCGTAAGAAGATCGTCGCAGTATTAAAAAGCCTTGGGCGTGGTATTCCTGCTGCGCCCAAGGTTCTTGCGCGTGAGAAGTTCCTGGCAAGACTACATTCCTACGCTGGAAAGGAGGACTAATGCTTAAAAATTTATGGCAAGATAAAGTTTGGGTGTTTACTGTACTGTCTTATTCCGTTTTTACTTTCATCGTTGCATACTTCGACCTTCCCGCTGAATTCTACTGGGTTGGCCTTATTATTTACGCCATCGCCAGACTGACACCATCCATTATTACTTCTGTAAAGTTGAGGAAAAAATGTCACCCGAAAGAAGAATAGACCCGCCCGTTAAGCATTACCGTATTGGCGTCTGCCCTGAGTGTGGTGACCAAAACATACTGGTGCGTGCTATGCAATCTGTCACCCAAGAAATTTTATCTTGGGATGGAAACAGTCCAGACAAACTAGGTGAGATCTATGTCGAACTGGCCTTTCCTGCTGCTTACGAGTGTGGCGCCTGCGGGAAGAAGTTCTTTGTCCCAGATTTTGTCATCGTGAAAGACTAGATTGCCTTACGGCGGAGGAAATATGACTGTTACATTTATGAAAAATAAAAAAGAAGAATTAGGAGAGATCAAACCCTGCCCGATATGCGGTAAAAAAGACCAGGTCTACGTCATGGGGGGTGTCAATGGCACGGCAATTGGCTGTATCCGCTGTGAAATTGACACCTATCATGCCAAAACCCTTTCCAATCGCATTGAGCATTGGAATAATTTGCCAAGGGACAATAAAAATGACCTCCCTGCCTAATGTGATCACACCTAATGGTGTTGGCGTTGCTGTTGGGATAAGCGAGGATAAAAAATCCGTTCTGGTCTTTCATGGCTGGAACGATGTTCCTGAAGAACTGAAGAAGGACAGAGTGAAATCCACATCAATTAGTTTTTGGTATCCAATGGAAGAAGTGAAGGAGACAAAATGAGTGAGAGCAAACGATTTGTGGAGCTGGTTGAGCAAATGAAAGAAGTCCACCGTGCTAAAAACGCAGGTTACTCTGGTGCTGATGCCGAGGATCCCTGGCGCAACTTCCGAGTATCTGAGATGTTTGACGTGCCAGCTTTTACAGGATGTCTTGTGCGCATGTCAGACAAGTTTATCCGTATCACCAACCTGGTCAAGGACAACACAAATGATCAAGTGGGAGAGGCTGTCACCGACACCCTGATGGACTTAGCCAACTATGCCATTATTGCCATCTGCCTCTACGAGGAAAACCAGCATGGCTTAAGAGAACCCGCCCACCAGCACAGCCGAGAAATGCTGTATGACTGGCAAAAACGACAGATTTTTGGAGGCAGTCAATGAGAATAACCGCCGTTGTTGTCGATAAACTGGCTGATAGCTGTGAGGACTGCCCATTGATGGGTGTAGTCCAGAAGGGCTTTTCATCCCCCATAGAGAGCTATCATTGCAGAGCTAAGGACGGTCGCACAATTCACTCTCCCAAGCCTCGTCCTAACTGGTGTCCCCATATTATTGGCGTTCAAGACCTTATAGACGGCGTGACTTACAGAGCTATTGCCTGGGAGGTGATAGATACACCGTAAACCTTCGCTAAAGCTGGCAAAAGTTTACGATGTGAAAGGAGATTGGGATGGATAAAATGAGTTTATGTAGGAGGTTGGGACGAGCCGTTAAAGTACCGCCTGATTATAAAGTTATGCGTCTAACAGAAATTTATTCTAATGGCAATGTTGCCTGCGTACCAATGGTTTGCGCTAATTACGATGCCGAGTTAAGGGAATATCATGGCGACTCTGTAAAAAGCATTGACTATTGGCCCGACATTAAAAATAGTTAGTTTGTACCTTACAGAAGGTGTTATGGGCTTATGAAAGGAAGTGATGGGATGTACGACAAAAACATCATAAAAGCTACTGTTCATTTACAGAGTGGCTGTAGTTGGGACAAAGGCGAGTTTGATATATACATCAATGAGATTGTTCAGGGCTATGTGGGAGAGGATGATTGGGATTTAATTTATGAGTGTGCATGGGAATACGTCAACCCGCATGAGCTTGAAAACCCTAGTGAGTTTGCTTATATGTTTACGTTTATTGAAACGGGAGAGCGAGAAGGAGTTGGATGGCTAAGATATTACGAAATTGACCCAGACTGTATTCCCGTGAATGTTATGCAATAAGAAAGGAGTAGGTGATGGAGTGGATTAGTGTGAAAGGAGATAAACATGAGTGACAATGATAAGAAAAATGCGCTACTTAGGCAACATCAATTTTTATTAGGACAAAGAAAAAAGTTACATCAGCGATTACAAGAGGTGCAGATTAGAATTAATAATTGTAACAATGCAATTAGATTAACAGAAGCATTAATTTTTGAGATAGAAGAAACCGACAGCTAATTTTGCCCAGCTAATACCTTTTGCGAGGTGTTATGGGCTTATGAAAGGAGTAGGTGATGGATAAAAAACAATTAGAAAAAATGACAACGATGACCGTTCCAGAGGCTTTGTTTGAGTTTTTTAGAAGGTTAGATGAATTGGAGTCGGTTCTTACCGAGCTTCAAGTATTTCTTAATGCTGAAGGCATATTGCCAGGCGTGCATTATTTTGGCGAAGATGACAGCGCAACCTATCCCCAAACGATAGGTAACGCACAAGATGTGTAAACCATATGCGTTATTAATTTACATGAGTTAATTATCGTGTATAAAAAACACCAAAAAGTATATATAAGGAGTAAGTGATGGAAAATTTAGGTAAAGAACTGTCAGCATTACTAAACATGCACAGTCAAGAAAATAATAGTGATACTCCCGATTTTATTCTTGCGACATATCTTCTTGATTGTCTGAACTCTTTCGAGAAGGCTGTAATAATTCGGGAACGATGGTATGGAAAAGGGCAACCTGATGACAGCGTATCTCTGCCTAAGGATAGTGTATCTTATCTCAAGCCATGCCCTAACCCTGAGTGTGGCGCAGAGTGTCAGATGATGTTATTTCCTGATAATGGCGACCACTTTGTTTGCTGTGAATACTGTGGTTACGATGGCCCACTTTGCAAAACAGAGTCGGAGGCTGTTCGTTTACATAACTTAATCGCAGGCGAGACGGAATGGAAATAGCCATAGAGTTTCTATATGCTGCAATAGGTTTAATCTGGCTGATCTTTCTTTTGATTTACCTTAGTAAGTTCCTAGAATGGATATTTGAAACAATATCGAGACTAATCGAGAAAGGAAAGCAATGAGAATAATCACTGAAAACGACACAATGAGAGCCTACCAAAGTAGACTGGAAAGACAAAACAGGCCCCCTTCTGGAAAGCCAGAGAACTACGGCTTAGGGACTTGTGCTAACTGTGGTGCGCAAATCCCTGGATGCGAAACCCTTTGTTGCGATTGCTACATCAAAGCCCCCATCAAACCCCACTGGATGTCAGAGGAAGAACGTATCAAGACATGGCCTAATTACAGAAAGGGCAAGCGATGATTTGGCATAACGGCAGATTAATCAACCATTATTACAACAGAAAGGAGGCGGAGAATACCGCAAACCTTCTCAACGCACACTCCAGCAGGTTTTATTACATACCAGAGTTTTATGCAGGTCGCTGGTGTATTGCGGTGCATGACAAACACGAACACCTTGAATTCTGGTGCTACCTGTAGCTGAAAGGAGACAGATGGTCATTTTTTCCTACGTTGGAATTGGTTTATTTATTCTTGCGATCCTTGGTGCTCTGGTTTATACGGGCATACAGGTTCATGAAGAATGGGGCTGGACTGGGGTCGCTGTGTATACCAGTGGCATAGCCCTGCTAGCCTGGTTTATTTTTGCTGCTTATTATCTGGACACATTGTCCTAAGGAGGAAAGGAGAGTAATGGAATTTCAAACTTATACTCTTGGGGATTTGGTTAGAACAAAGATGGAAAGACAGCATCTTAGCCTGCGCCGTGCTGCACACCAGATTGGGATGGCGCATACAACAGTAGACCGTATTGTTAAAGACGAGTCACTAGATCTATCTACCATTCAGAAAGCCTGCGACTGGCTCGACATTCCGATACACACTGTACTTGATGTGGATTACCGTGATATCGAGGTGCTCAACAATGTCGTTGGCTTTCTTGCGATGAACCAGGAACTGGCTGTAAGGATCTTTGAGCTCTCAACCAATATCAAGTCTGGTAATGTTTCTCCACTCATTTTGGGAGAAATTGCTGCCTTTATTTCTTATCGTTCCCATGTTTTATCAGGTCAATAAGGAGGCTTTATGGATCACACACGACATATTGGAATTTTTAACGCCAGTGATTATTCTGCAACGCTGATCGGCGCTGGCGGTATCGGGGCAATGTCCGCCCTGGCGTTAGCCAAAATGGGCATTGGCTATCTGGCTATTTATGATGATGACAAGGTTGATGATATCAACATTCCTGTCCAGTTCCACCGCCTTTCCGATGTAGGAAAGCCAAAGGTGATTGCCATTGATGAGGCTATCCGTGAGTATGTGGATGGCACAACAATCCAGCGCATTTACGCCCGTGTCACAGATGGGTCGCTGATGCGTGCCACGGACATCACAATCTCCGCCGTGGACAGTATCTCAGCTCGCAAAGGGATCTGGCATGCTGTACAGGTGCAGAGGCCTAACTGGTACATTGACGCTCGTATGAGCGCAGAATATCTGCAAATCTACGTGGTCAAAATGAACCCTCTTGAGTCGAGAGACTGGTATGACACCACAATCTTTACCCAGGATGACTCACAAATTCCTGATGACCCCTGTACATCCAAGGCTACGATCTATACCGCCTGCATGGCAGCAGGCCATATCGGCGCCATTGCCCGTCGGATCGTCACTGGCAAGCAGGCACCTGGCATCTTGACCCATGATATTCTGTATAACAAACTCAATTGGCTATCATTCCAAGGAGGCGACCATGCTTAAGGTAACTGCCTATGATCAGCATGCAGAGATAAAAATTCTGCCTGACCCAGTCAAGAGCAAGGGCAAAAAGAAATCAAACTTCTACGGCGACCTCAACCGCATCAAGAATGACATCGAGTTTGGCGATAGAAAGTTTGATAGGTCGAAAAAGGTATGGATAATCACCAATATAGAAAAATATGCCGAAGTACCGTACATGTTCTATGCCATAGAAGCCCGCAAGATGCAACCCACTCTGTTTTAGGAGGCGCCCATGCTGTCACCAGATGAAATAGCTCGTCTATATGATATTCACGATATTACCAAGAATGAACGAACAAAGATTGTTTGTCCTCTACCTGATCATAAACACTATAACTACACACCTTCCTTTAGCATCTATTTTCGTGGCGGTAAGCAAAACTGGTTCTGCCACGGCTGTGGAAGGGGTGGGGACGTTATTGACCTTGTGGGCTACCTGAATATCCCTGGCTATAATTCTGATGATACTGAGCATATCAAAAGGGCTATTGACATTTTGACGGACGGGAAGCATAGTATATCCCCTGTTATCCCGCCACCTCAAGAGCCAGAGTTGATATACCAGGGCGAATGGAAAAACTATACTCCACCTGGCGAAGTCGTGATGGAATATGCCCGTAATAGAGGTATCACCCCAAGGGTGATAAACATGTTTCAGGTTGGCCAGATGGAGAAGTACGGCAAGATCTACATGACCCTGCCCTGCTTTCACGACGGGGTCTTGCAGGGTATCAAACTCAGACTGGTCGAGGGAGAAGGCTTGCGCTATCACTCCTTCAAGGGCTCTAAGTCTGGGATCTTCAACTATGACGGGGTCAAGGGACAAAGGGGTGTCATCTTTGTGGTCAAAGGCGAGATTGCCGCCATGGTTATGGAATCCAATGGCTATTCAGCCTGTGCTCCTACCAATGGCGAATGCGGGGACATTGAGCCTTTCTTGCCCATCTTTAATCTGGCTGATCGCATTGTTGTGATTTCAGATAACGACCCTGTCGAATCAACCCGTGTGCAAATCAGCAAATGCGCCAAACAAAGGGCAAAGGTGCTGAGCGCAACCCTTGTTTATCCCCCTGAGGAATACAAGGACATTGACGAATGGCTTCTGGCTGATCCAGAGGCCGCCAAAAACTATCTCAATTCTTTTCTAGGAGGAACAAATGAAAGTCGTATCTATCGGTGGGAAGCTCCCAACCCGAAACAACCCCAACGACGCTGGGCTAGACCTATACGCCTCTAAGAGTATGTGGCTGAGGAAAGGTGAAACAGCCATTATTCCCACAGGCATCAAGGTGGCTCTGCCTGAAAACACCTTCGGCTTAATCAAGCCCAAGTCTCGCCACTCCTTCATGATTGGCGCTGGCGTGGTCGACGAAGGCTATCGAGGGGAAATCTTGGTACGGGTGCTGCCTTCCGAGAACCAGTACCTCAAAGAGGGCGACCCTATCGCTCAGCTTATTGTCATCCCCGTGCAGTATCCAAAGGTTGAGAAAGCCAAAACCCTCGATGAAACAGCCCGTGGAGAATCAGCAGGCATCAAGGGGGAGAAATGAAAATCGAAACCTGCCCCACATGTAAAGGCCGTGGCTTTGTCCTGGCAGTACGACTGGTTGAGGAGGGCGACGTTGCTGTCAAGCGCCAGTTTCAGGACGTCTGCCCAACCTGTGATGGCGTTGGCACAATTGAGCAGATGACCAAAGGCCACTCTGGTATGCTCCAAGGTCTCGATGATGGGATCATCACCCACGACACGAGGGTCAAATGAAGAATTCCAGCGTAGGAAGCTGGCAGAAGTACCCAGAGAATAAGCCTGAGTTCAACGGCTTTTATTGGGTCACTGCCAGAACCAATATACACTACGGTTCTCCCTCCGAGGGGATAACCCTTCACGCTTATTCCTATGTGGAGCTGGCTTTCTGCGTCAGGGGTGTGTTCTACGATCCTCATGATCATCAGCAGGTTCTCAAGAACAAGGTAACTGCTTTTATGAGAATCAAAGAGCCTCTGCCCTTTGAGGGTGAGAACCATCTATGGAAAGAGCTTCCGCCAGATATTTACGGCGAACGCCCTGTAGAAATCGCAAACGAGATCCAGACCTTCGGCCTGTAAACGCAAGAGTGCCTCTCGGCACCTTTTTAGGTGAAAGGAGGCACTCATGTTATCTGACTCTATTTTAATGATCAATAAAAGGCTGGATTTGATTGAAAAAAAGTCTACCGACAAGAATGTTAGCCACCAGGTTGACCAGATCAGACAGCTCTTAGACGAGCTGTTTACCCCATCCGATCAATTGGGCTGTTGTCTCTGTGAGACGCAATTATATCCGAGGCCGCCAGATTTACATATCTTTGAGTCGTCTTGATATCTGTATGGCGTAAAATCCTACGCAGGATTGAGACATCCCCGCCGTTGGTGATAAACTGGGTGGCCATCGTATGTCTCAGGATATGCGGGCCGTACTTACCCTTGATGCCCACGGCTTTGTGCACCCGCTTAATCAGCATCTGGAGACCATCTTTTGTCAACCCCCTATAAGGAGCCCTGTTGGAACAGAACACCTTGGTTTCATCCGACGGGGCTCTGCGATATCGTGCAATATAGCGATGTAAGTCCTCGCATACCCTATTGCCCATAGGGACAATGCCCTCTTTACGGCCTTTACCGTAAACCTTAGCCCAGCCTTCTATCAGGTTGACATCGTCAATCTTCAGCCTGGCCACCTCTGCCAGACGACAGCCTGTATCAAGGAAGAATTCCCAGATCACCTTATCCCTGTAGGTGCCAGCTATATCAATGTACTCAAAGATTTTGCGTATCTCATCTTTACTTAGTACCTCTGGCATCAACTGCTCGGTTCTGGGCGCCTTGGTTTTATCGGTCACGCAGTGCGGAGTCAAATCCTGATTGTAAAGCCACCTGGCAAAAGAGCGTACAACGGTGTAGGCCTTCATGCGAGTTTCGCTGGAGAGGGGTTCGCCATTGTGAACATTCTTGCGCTCCATCTCGTGAGCCATATAAGCCCTGATGTGATTTGGGGACAGATCAAAAGCGGGCATATCCCCGACGACTTCCATAAAATTGTTGAGATTGTATTCATAACCCGTCATCGTTTTTTCAGAGACGTTGTTGACCTTGCAGGCCAAAAAATAACCTTGTAGTGCCTCGGACAGTTGCATTATTTACTCCTTGTTGTATAATATTAACGTATTGATTGTATCATCTTACTAACAAATATTCAAGAGAAAGGACAGGTATGGTATTAACAGAGCAATGGTTATTACAAACTGAAGTGGATGCAGAAGCATTTCTTCATATCGCCCAGCGACTCGTTGGGCACCGATCGAACTCCGCACGGGAAGCCATGCGATTTTATCAGGTCGACGAAAAGCATTACAATCTCCTTATCCATGACCTGCACAGGATTGGCATATTTCAGTGCAGGAAATGCGGATTGTGGTATTGGCAAGACCAGATGGAAGATGGCGTGTGCACGGTATTATGCAAGGTAGTGCCATGACCGATGAAGTACCCTTTGCCTTAGTGCCAAAATTTCAATATCCCTTTATAGAACAGGAGTACAATGCAAAACAAAACTAAAGAACTACTTATACGAGCATCGCAAGTTGAAATAGGCATCGGTGATCCTGCTCTGGGTGTATTCTTGCAGCGCCTTGCTAATGATAAGCCCTCGATCCTGGCTACCGTCGAAGGCGGTATCCTCGATAGCTTGATAGGGTTCCCTGGTAAATGGCGTATCATTGATTTCGATGTCCTTGAAGGCGTAGAGACCGACGAGGAGATTTACGATAGTGTCTCTGATATTATCCTCGACCCAGAACAGTACACGCCAAGAGAGGCCCTTGAAAAGGCCGTAGAGGTTTTTAATGGCGTGAAGGCAACAGAAGTTGTTCCACTTCTTAATATCCCCCTTGAGAACAAAACGTTGACGATCGTCATTCCGACAAGGGATTATAATATGATCAAGCACAGCCTTAAAAGAAGTGTTCCGCCAACAGATATGGACTTGATTGGCAGGAATTACTCTGCATACAGTGATGGAGTGACCTTTGATGTTTCCTTGACCAGCGCCAATAGATTGAATTGGAGGGTGCACGACAAAGATGGATTTGTGACCTCTGTTTTCAGCAACAATCTTTCGCCATTTCTCCACAAGAATGGACGGTGCCTCTACACAGTTGTATTTATGCCAGACCCGACCTATGAGTAAAATTCTCTGCTGGCTCTTTGGCCACACACAAGTTATCTTTAGGGACGGCTCGTATAAATGCAGCCGTTGCGGTAAAGTATTCACAAGGAGGAAGTTATGATTTTGGTACATGTCACCACCATCTGCGATGTATGCAGTCGGAGTAAGTCTTTTGCCTGCAATGTATCTGTCGAAGCCGAATTTATTCCAAGCCTTCCAGACAAATGGATACAGATATCTCCGCAATACTCCGAATGGCTAACTACTACACCTAATAACATTCTTACCCTCTGTCCCTTGTGCGCATCTACTTACGCATCTCAGGGAATCGTGGGTCTAAGGAGGATAAGAAAAAGCTATTAAGAGAACGACTGGAGACGGAGATGGTCTATTTTCCTACGTAGGAACAACCATCACCCCCATATATGGAGATACACCCCCTTTTTAACCACGAAACCCCTATATATAGGGGTTATTTTTTGGAGCGGAGAGGGTCAGAGTCCTCCCCTTTTTGGCAAGGAGGTATTCTACCATTGAACTACGCCCGCATTTTACCCCTATATGTGGGGGGTGGTCTATTCTGCACCCCCACCTATGGTGGTTTTTTCGTCTCCTTTTTAGTACCAATCTCTTAACGGGAGAGGGTCTATCTACGTACGCCTTTGCGAGAGGAGAAGGCACTAAGGTTTGAGCGATCTCCATTCTACTAGACGAATTACCCCCTGTCAATACTGAATCAAAAAAGCCCACAAAAATGTGGGCTCTTTCTCTTAACTTGCTCTTGGGGTTGCGCTGCTTCTTTCTCTGCCTATTCTATCGCCAAAACCATAGCGGTATTTATAGGACGGTTTCATTGTGGGTGTGACGGGCTCGCTAATTTGCCGAGCTATGAGCTTTTCGATTTCCAAGCAGTACTTCCTCGTGACTGGGTTCATCTATTTTATCTCCACTAAGATTGTTATAAAGTCTGTAGGAGGTAAAGGCAGCTACTTCAGCAAGGACGGTAGCCTCCACCTCCCCAGCCAGCACCCTCTTTGCCAGTTCCCCAAAGACTACCGATAATTGCGGAGACAGCGCCAACGCAGATGCTATTTGGTCAATAATTTCATGGCTATCTTCCCTGATATCCAGAACGGATGTCACAGGCACCCCCAGCCACGCACATAGCTTTTCAATTGTTTCTAAATCAACAGATAGTCCCCTGAGAATACGATCGATCGTCGTATGGGCGACACCAACTTTATCACCCGCGGCCCGCAGACTCAAGTTTTCAACTTCCATCTTTCGTCGTACCAGGTCGCTCAAATTATTATTCACCTCTACCTCCATTCATTATAACTGGTTATCCAAAATAGGCAATAACCATTTGACAAACTATTCAATATCGGATAAAATGTAATACCTGATTAACATTCGTTAGAAAATTAGAACTGGAGCTCATTATGATCATCACGCAGGAAGCTTACGACCAGCTCAACTTTCCCAAAGAAATCACCAGGGAAGATATCGGGAACCATTATTGTAGAACGTTGTTTGAGTTTGACATGTGTCCGTATCTTCTTAATCACAATTGTAACACTTGTTTGCCCAAATTACAAGTAATAAATTCATTAACATTTTCCAGAGCAAGAAGTATCAAGGCTGTGGGATGCTACTACTTAAAGCAAATCGCCAATGGAACCTTTGATCAATGGCCAGAGCAGAAGAAAGGCAGTCCCGCTAAGAGGGACAAATTCGGTCTTGCTAACGAGGATCCCCGTTCAATTGGCGCCATCGTCGCAGGGATAGGCTCACTATGAAAGCCAGACCCCGCCACGCAGAAAACAGAATTGCCCAGGAATTCAATCGTATGCTAATACCGTTAGGCTATGATCCCGTCGAGCGCATCCCCGTACTGGGGCGAACTGGGCCAGACCTCACCATTAACCAGAGTGGGCTGGTGATTGATGTCAAATCTCGCCAGCAATGCCCAAAGTCTTACTTCAATGAAACAATTCTGTTGATGTCCCTTACCACAGCAGCAGTTTGCGTTGGAGACCTGCCCATAATCAATTCCATTCTCGCCGAACCCCTCCGCCCTTCTGTAATGGTCAACCGCTGGCTGGATCATATGGATGAATGGCGTAAGGAAAATCATCCAGACGGTATTTCAATGATTATCCTGCATAAGCCAGGTTTGCCTTACGGCAAGTCAATGGCAGTATTTTATCTTTCCGACATAGGAAGGCTCAAACAGATATTTAGTAGAAAGGATTTGCAATGACAGACGAATCGCAATTAGCTCTTATTCCCTCCAACAACGCCATCATGGCCAACTACCTAAACGACACAGAGGCACTCACAGAGCGTGCAGCTCGTGCCAACCTCGAAACATGGCTCAGCACCAGCGGTATTGACGCAAGCGTCTACACAACCCCTCAGCTTCGTTCTATCGTCAAGCTGGAACAGCTCAAGCGAGTTGGCGATCTGAATTTACAGGCCATCCTATTGCATGGCAAGGTGATCCAGCAAATCGAGAACGAAGGTCTGTGGGCAATTCACCCAAACCAATATGGGAGCATGCAAGAGGCCGCCATGGATCACGGCTTGTCTGTGTCTGAGTATTCAGATATCAAGAACCTGTACAACGTGATCTTCCCTTATATTACCAACACCCTCAATCTCAGCTTACCGCAGGTCTGGGAGACAGTTGGTAAATCCAACTTCCGCATGATGGTGCCCGTGCTGGTGCGCCTGATTACTGGCAACCGCAGCCAATCACGCAACGTCGAGGAAACAGTTGAAAGACTTCAAAATGAAGTTACTGCCACCTTCCAGGCCGCTGGTCAAGAAGCCGACGCAACCGAAGTTCAGGTTGAGGTTATCACCCAGCTTCTTGAGCGTGGACAGCTTCCCAACCGAGAGTTACGCCAACATCTACGCCCAGACCGCACACCCTCTTTCCCAGCCTATATCACCAGTGTCACGATCCGTGGCGAAGAAAAGAAGGTTATCGTATCCGTCGTAGACGCCGATCAATTGACGGTGTTCAACCGCCGACTGGGCACCTATATCGACAGCCTGACGGTTCAGGCAAGTACACTGGCTCACTCTGAGATCTTTAGAGCTATTAGAGGAGAAACGGAGCATGAATAGAAACGAAGAAATACTGCTAGGCACGCTGATTGCTTACCCTGATACCTACGATGCTGCCCAGGGACTTCGTTCAACCGACTTTACTGGTACAAATCGAAACCTGTTTGAGAGGATTCAATATCTACAGGGAGAAGAATCCCTCTCACACAGAGCCTTAGTGGAAACGCTGAGAGACGACAGCCTGCTCATGCTAATCGGTAACAACAATCTGCGGGGCGAGGCTTATATCAACTATCTGGTTGATCAGGCAGATCGGGCTTCAATCAATGTCTTTGTGAACAGGGTTGAGGAAATTGCTATCCGCAAGTCCCTGGAGGAATTCGCTGGACTGCTGACAGTCTCTGCCCGTGATACCAGCCAGCCCATTGAGGACGTGGTCAGCCGTGCTGAGAAAAGGGTTTTTGATATCCGACGTAGGAATCTTGAGGATAGAGGCTTGAATTTGGGCGAAATCCTCTCCGTCTTTATGCCACGCATGGAAGGTATGCGGGCAGGAACAATTACCCCTGCTTGGGTTCCCCCTGTTGGGGCAGTCAAGGATTTGATTGATTATGTTGACCGCACAGACATGGTCATCCTTGCTGGACGCCCTGGCGAAGGTAAATCCTCCGCACTGCGCTTTGATGCGCTGGAGACAGCCAAGCGTGGCCAGCATGTGACCACCTTCAATCTGGAAAATGACGAACTGGAGTATGCCAAGTTTGCCCTTGCTGCTGAAGCTAAAGTCGACTCGGGCAAGCTCAAAAATCCACGGCTACTATCCAATGCCGAGTCACAGCGCATTCTGGAAGCGAACGAGCGAATCGTCAATATACCCTGGACGGTAGTTACGCTTTCGAGCCCAAACATCAGTAAGATTGTCAACTTGGCCCGTAAGTCTGTTGCCGAAAACCACAGTGGACTTATTCAGGTCGACTATCTGCAATTGATTAGAAATGCAGTGGGTGGTAATCGGGTCGAGGATTTGTCTGAGACTACTGGCTTACTGCGTGGTGCTGCCCTGAAGTTAAAGGTTCCAATCATTGCTGCATGCCAACTATCCCGCTCAATCGAGTATCGAGGCGAGGCTTCACCTCCCCAACTTTCGGACTTACGTGAGTCTGGCTCTATCGAGCAGGACGCCACTCAGGTGTGGTTTATCCGCTCTATGTGGCATAACCCACCCAACCCAGCCGAACTGGTATCAACCCGCTTTCCTGAAAACTTCGATCGGGAAGGGTCACCCTTACCTGCTATCAAGGCCATCCCCGTTCAGTACTATGTGCAGAAGAACCGCAACGGCCCAATCGGAAGAACAACACCTATCAAGTGGCGTAAAGACATTGGCGTATTTCAATCCCTTAGACCTGGAGACATTCAATGAGTATCGAGTTAGATGCAGAAGTAGGACGTCTGGCTTATGGCTGGACACGTGACAAGACAGAACAAAACCCCTGGTACGATCCATGGGCTAAATCCTGGCGACCTCTACCACTTTTCGGTAGAGCTGCCACGCCAGCCTTTTCCCGTGACTCAAGGGACACCATGGCCCTTATAGAGCACTTACACCACACTCAGGGCATTGTCACCAGCATTTCTTATGCGGGTGAGTATCTGGTGTTGATGCAGAGTGATGAAAATTTTGCCAACTGCCGAGGCACAAATATGCCTGAGCTGGTTTGTGAGACCTATTTGAGATTAAAGGAGGATTATGAAGGTATTTATCAATTCAGTCGAGACTGCGAAGCTAAAGAAATTCCAATGGAAATTAGGAAATCAGTTTCTGTGTAGGCTAATCGGTATCAGCCTCGATGAAGCTGACGACGGCGATATCGCTGTCTATCCTGTCTATCGAGCCATTGGTATCCATACCTACCCTGGACAACTGATCCTCTCAATTCCCATGTTCAAGAAAGAGTTGATGGTTTCTTTCTCAGGTCGTGGTATTGAGACTATCGTCACTAATGCCGACAAATTGACGGCTTCCCACGTAGGAAAGGAGGAGGAATGAAAGTTATCTGCCCGATCACCCATGAGGTTATGGATCATCCAAAATGCCTCGCTCACGCCCATGCCACCCGCCCAGCGGAATGTGGCTATGATTACGTCCTGCTCAAGAAGGTCTTTGAGAATAGCGACCGCTCTGGCATTCATGCCACCGACCTTCTGGGCTGTCTCAGGCGCTCTTACTTCTCTAAGATAAGTCCATCGCCTGAATATGTGTCCGACCTGATTATCCGCACCCTTGGCACATTAACCCACGCCATCCTGGAGGACGACCACGATTTCTTCCAATCAGAATTACCCCTGGAGTTTGAGGGCGTCGAGGGTCGTGTTGACCTCTACTATCCAAAAACTGGGGACGTCGTGGACTTCAAGACCACAAGATGGTTAGACAAAAGCAAGCTCCCTTACGGCGAGCATGAAATGCAGGTTAACGTTTACGCATGGTTGCTGGCTAATAACGACGGGAAGGTCAACCGTTTGTTTATTCAGTATCTGGATATGAGCGGGCCCACCAAGTGCCGATCTTGCAAGCTCCCTCTACGGATGGACAACGGGGTCTTGGCCTGCCCGAATTGCGGTAAGGCTCCCAATAATGCCCATCTAGGTGCTGCCTTGTTCGAAGTGGAGAAGAAACCCCTCAAAGAAACTCACGACTTTGTCATGGTTCGTCGTGATGAATTGCTAAATTGCCTCACGGCAAAAGAACCGCCCAAGGCGGAGACCTCATGGTTGTGCCGTTACTGCGCCCATGCAGACCAATGCCCTGAAGGTCAAGAGTTTATCCAAAAGACCAATTAACCCCTACTGCGTTAATAATCAGCGCTGTTATTAACGCAGTAACCAATACATAAAGGAGTAACACAATGGCAAATTATAAGTTTCAACAGGCAACAAAAGAGCAGGCAAAGCTCAGGCTAGCAATTTTTGGCCCCTCAGGTGCAGGTAAGACCTTCACCGCCCTGCGACTGGCCAAAGGGATCGCCGAGGAGCTCGATAATAAAATCGGCTTTATTGACACGGAGTTTGGCACGGCCTCCAAATACTCCGACCGATTCAGCTTTATGACCCTCAATTTGCTCGACCCAAAGGTCTCCAACATGATCGACGCCATCAAGTCCGCCTCAGAGTTTGATGTTTTGATCATCGACAGCCTCAGCCATTCCTGGAAAGAGCTCTTGCAGGAAGTCGACAAACTGGCCAAGTCAAAGTATCGTGGCAACACCTGGTCGGCTTGGTCGGAAGGGACACCCATGCAAAGCGAGATGGTCACGGCCATTCAGCGTTTTCCTGGACACCTGATTGCAACCATGCGCACCAAGACGGAATGGCTCACCACTGATAACGGTGGCAAGACCGTGCCCGTCCGTGTAGGCTTGGCTCCTGAGCAAGGAAAGGGTATCGAGTACGAGTTTGACATGCTCATGGAAATCAGTCCAGATCACATCGTCAACGTGATCAAAGACCGTTCTGGCAAGTTTCAAGATCGCACTGTTGATAAGCCAGGCGAGGAATTTGGTAAAGAAATTCTCTCATGGCTTTCAGAAGGTGTTGAGCCAGTTATTCTTCGTACCAAAGACGATTTGATTGCAGAAGGCGCTAAGTTAGGTCTCACCCCAACCGAGATCGGATCAGCCCTGAAAGCAGATGGCTTGCAGTTCGATCCCCATCAATGGGAAGAAATGATCAAGTCCATCACCGTATTCGCCAACGGCCGTGTCGAGTACATAGTCGAGTAACCTATCAGGGAGCCCTTTCGGGCTCCCTATTTTTTTTGGAGACACTATGATAACTATAGCTAACAACGACAAAGACTTCCAGAAGTTCAAGAAAAAAATGCTAAAGAAGTATGAAAAGCTTAATGGAGGGGTAATTCACTTCTTCACCGATAAAGGCGAGCCTGTCCTGCGGATAGAAATACCAAGAGACTGGATTAAGCGTGATGGCGAGACACTGGTCGGGACAAAAACGATTTGCGCAGAATATGACAGGATCAATGCGCGACTGGCAACTCAAGTCAAATACTTCACCAGAGAAGGCAAATGCCTCTTAGATCTTTCTACGAGGGAAATGTTCGGCAGATACATCCTGTTTACATACCTTGATGTCACCTATATTGACTGGGACACTGTCATTTGCTTTATCTAGGAGACCTACTGTGTCCTTGGAAACTGTTTATCGCAACAAATATGATACCAGAGGCTGCTATAAAATGAGCCTGAATTCTACCCAAGGCTTTGAGCGCTGTGCGGAGCAATACCAGGCGCAGTTCAGGCACGCCAGTAAATGGCAGGACATGCTTGAGCACTGGGACTATCGCATCAACTATAAAGGCAATCGCTATCGGGTTGAATTAAAGGGTCTCAAGAAGATCAGCAGTACAGACAAAGATGTTCAAGATATGCTAGCGTGGATAGAGTTCACCAATGTAAATGGCTTTAAGGGTTGGCTGTATGGCAAGGCTGACTTAATCTGCTTTGAGCGCTTTTACCGTTTTGATTTTTTCTGGCGCAAAGACCTGATTGAGCGAGCGGAGCAATTGTGTGACTTCAAGACCTTTGTTGATCTGCCCTCGCTAGCTTATCGCAAGATGTATCGACGTGAAGGCAGGCAGGACGTTCTTTCTCTATTGAAGTTCAGCGAACTTGGTAAAACTAGTTTCAGATGGAATAAGAAATAAAAAATACCCGCCGAAAGGCGGGTATTTTACTTTCCTGCGCAGGAAATTAGTAAATCCCAATCAGACTCAGCACGATATCCAGCACAAGCAGCGCAATAGCAGCGAACAAGTCGTAACGAAACTTGCGCTTATCTTTGCGTGTGTCCCGCTCCTCGTCCCGCTTCTCTTTGGCCAGTGACTCATCACGCTCTTGATCGCACCTGATATGATCTTCGAGCATGGTCTTGATAGTGCCGAACCCACTAGACATTTCTTTTCTCATACCGATAAAAGACTGTTCGGTCTTTTCCTGTTGCTCTTTTACCAAGACTCTAATGTCCTGGTAATCCGATAAATGACCTTTCAAGGCCTCCTCCAGCATCTTAGTTCTTGTGGTTAACCCCGAATAGCCGTTGTGACCCTTGACCACCCGAACAAGCTCGTCGGCTTGTTCTTTGATGTTAGGTATCGCCGCTATTTCAACTCTCATATCGGCAAGTACGTCGAGGATTTGTTCATTGCTTGCCATGGTTTTCTCCTTACACTTTACGTAAATATTTTTCCAACACCCATTGTTGCTCAGAAGCGTGTACTCTGGCCCAGCCATTAACAAGCTCGTACACGGTTACGGGGTTATTGTAGTACACACCACCTACAGGTTTACCTTCTGTAGAAGGGGTGGGGCGGATATTCAACGCCCATGTGTTCACTTTTGCTTGATATAATACTTCTGGCGCCTCGACGTAAACATCGGAGGTTTTCTCGATCCACTTGGCACTGACCCACCGCTGCTGCTCTTTATGGATACGTGCCCAGCCATTGCTGATCTCGTAGACGTTGACAGGATCGCCTGTCCGAAGATAGCCCAGTTTATTATTATTCAACAGGGGGACATTGGGTGTGGAGCGGATGGTCAAGGCATAGGCTTTCACCTCACCAGAGTACAATACAATTTCCTCTGACGGCTCTGGTTCGGGTTCTGGCTTGGGAGGCTCTGCGATCTCTCTGCCGATCAACTTCTTCAGCTCATCTTCGCTCTTGAACATAACGCTTAAGTCAATCGGGCTTTTGTGCCCAGGTGGGATTACGGCGTCCGTGAACTGGTGCATGACTTCACGGTCAAGACCCTTGGGCTTATAGGTCGCACCGTTGGTGCAGTTCACATACTCCCTGAACTGTTCCCACGTAGGACGGCGCTTGGTTGCGCCAAAAGCAGAGTAGTCTGCCAGCCACAAAGGCTCCTGTACAGCCCACTGTTCCATCTTCGGGCAGTAGGCACGGATAAACCATAACGCTGAATACAGCATGGTGTACTTCTTGGTGATTTCCTTGCCGCCGTAGTAGGTCTGATAAGCATGGCCATTGAGCTTATCAGGAGCCACCCTCGGCACAGAGCTCCACGGGATTTGACCATTGATCGCCATCCACCATTTATTCCAGTCAGCCCACCACTGCTCAACGTCCTCGCAGAAGAAGTCTGGGTTCAGTGTGTTGTTCCAGTGCTCAATCTCGTCCAGGTTTTGCTGTACCGACTTGCTGGGGTCGTGCCAGTGGTAAATGGCTGTGTACATGCCAGCATCCCTGCCGCCGATGATATGGGATAGCGCTGCTTTGTCACCTTTCGCAATGACAATCTTGACACCACCCTGCTCGGCCAGATCCTTGAAGTTAATCATTGTTTCGTGGGTTTTGGGATCGCTGTCCCAGTGGGATACATCCGTTGCTAATAATCTTTCACTCATCTCAGTCTCCTATCTATATTTCCTAGCAAGCTAGGTATCTCTATACTCCCGCTAAAATGCGGTCTTTCGCAATTTCCCTCAAGCTCTGCACGGCAGTTATCACCAGAGAAGTCTGGTCTATCAATTCCTCCCACAAGGCGAATACTCACCATGGTGGGAATGTCGATCCATCCCTGCTCAATTTCTGGAATGCCGCCAACGATATCCTCAGCCGAGAGGACATGATCTTGCGCTAGCTCTGGACTTTCCAACGTAGGAACGCCAGCATTGATGTCCTGTGAGTGCAGGTTGTACTCTACGGTTAGATGGGTCTTTTCAACAACTGACTGACAGACAATATCCGAACATGTAAAGTGCGCATTGCTCTGGATACTGGCCAGCTCTATTTCTGGCGGGGCACCGACAACCCACGCTGTACTTAATTGGTGCTCTTGGGTGATTGAGCTATTGTCAACCAGCAACCCTCCACCAATGATGTCCTGGGAGGCCAGGTCGTGATTTTGAGCCAGACTAGCAGGCTCGATAACTGGGGTGCCGCCCTCGATATCCAGTGCGGTCAGAGCGTTGCCTTGGCTAATGATAGGCTGCTCAATCTGCGGAACCTCAGACGAGATTTCTAGAGTCGTGAGGTGAGTATTGCCCTCCGCCCCAGGGTTTTCCACAACAGGAATGCCAGCTTCAATCTGTTCGCAGGTGAGAACATGATTTTGGCTGAGTAACGGTTGCTCGATTTCTGCTGCGCCAAGCAGCAGGTCGAGGCCGATCAGTGTAATATCTTCTACGAGGCTGGCCTGTTCAACAGCGGGAATACCAAATTCAATCTCGGTAGAAGAAAGAACGTGGTCTTGGCTGATTTGTGTACCCTCAACCAGAATGCCATCGCCGTTGATGTCTTGCGGTGCTAGGGCATGGTTCTGTTCGATTGACGCACTCTCAACAGTCGGGATGCCAGCCAGAATGTCTTGTGCTTCAATAAGTTGACCAACGATCATGAATGGCTGATCAATAGCAACGCTTCCAGCAATGTCTCCAGCAAACAGGTTGTGATTTTGAGAGATTGCGCTCTGCTCAACTGTGGGCTCACCAGATTGAATATCCAGTGACTCCAGCCAGACTGTGACAGCCAACTCCGAGAACTCAACACTGGGAATACCAGAGATAACATCCTCAACCAGCAGGCTATGTAATTGGCCAAGTGCAGGCATCTCGACGATGACTTCCGACGTAGGAATGTCCACAGCTTCCAGAATATGGTCTTGGCTCAGGTCTGCATTTTCAACCAAAGGCTCACCAGAACTAATTTCCAGAGCCAAGAGGGTATGGAACTGGCCGAGTGTTGCATTTTCAATAACGGGCTCACCTGAGAGGATGTCTCCGACGGCGTGGGCATGGACTTGGCTGAGATCTGCCTGGTCAACAATAACGCCATGCCCAAGCACGTCTTGAGATGCAAGAAGGTGAACCTGACTGAGGCTGGAGAGCCCTACAATGGGTGCGGATGCAATAATATCTTCTGCCTGCAACGCAACATCAACAACCAGGGATGCCTGCTCAACAACGGGCGTCCCGCTGGTAATGTCCTGAGATATAAGACTGTGGCTGAGAATGTCAAGATCTGTTTGTTCGACAGATGGAATGCCAAAGGTAATTTTAGAGCTGGATAGGACGTGATCTTGTGAAAGCGCTGGCTGGTCTAGACTGGGAATACCAGCTTCTACCTCCAAGAGTTCAAGCGTATGGCCTTGACCGAAAAGGGCTTCCTCAATTTGCGGAATACCAGAGAAGATATCTTCCGTTGTAACTGCATGGTTTTGGGTAATGAGCGGAAGTTCAACTTCAGGATTTCCAGCAAAGATATCCTGGGAAGGCAGGGCGACGTTCTCTACCAGACCTGGATTTTCAATAACAGGAACGCCAGCTGCCACATCCGCAGGGTCGAGACTGTGAACTTGGGTGATTGTGCTTTGTTCGACAACAGGGGGAGCGGCTTTTACGTTACTGAGAAGCATTACTACGCCCTCAGCAAGATTGCGCTTTTCTACAAATGGCACACCAGCGTTAATGTCAATAGCCCCAAGGACGTGGTTCTGAGTAAGTTGTGCACTCTCAACTGTGGGAACGCCAGACGCAATTTCTTCAATATCAAGCGTATGCCCTTGACCAATCAAAGAGTTCTCAACAACGGGCACGCTACTATCAATATCTAATCCTGATAGGTTGTGAAGCTGTTCAAGCAGAGATTGCTCAACAATAATCGTTGACGATATATCATTTTGTGATAATTTGTGATCCTGAAATATAGCAATTTGATATATTTCTGGGATGCCAGAGGTAATATCGCTACCAGACAAAGCATGATTTTGATTGAGACTTGGGCTCTCAATACTTGGGAAACCAGAGAAAATTTCTTCTACAACCAGGTTTCTGTCAACCTCTAATTGAGCAAGCCCGACAGAGGGAATATCGTTGGCGATATCCTGACTGGACAGTAGATGATGCTGACTTAAGACTGGCTTTCCTACGTCGGAAACACCAGACGTAACATCAATGGCAGCCAGGCTGGAATTGGCGGTCGAGCCTGTCTCCTCGACAATTGGTATCCCAGAAACAATGTCCGAGCTGGAGAGTACATGGCCTTGGCTAATTGATGGCTGTTCAACAACGGGAATGCCAGAGCTAATATCTTCGGACGCTAGAATAGCATTTGCCGCAATGGCTGTTTCATCAACAGAAGGGATACCAGCAGTAATCTCAACACTGGCTAGTACATGGTTTTGTGTGAGCGCACAGCCTTCTATGTTCGCAGGTGCGAACAGAATGTCCTGTGGTGACAATGCTGTATTTTGTGAGAGGGAAGATTGTTCAACAGCAGGAATACCAGAGCTAATCTCAGCGCTGGTCAGTACATGATTTTGACTGATGGATGTGTATCCGATGTCGGATACACCAGCAGTGATATCCTGTGGTGATAGTGCTGTATTTTGGGAAAGAGAAGTTTGCTCGACGACGGGAGCAGACGAAAGGATCTCGGTCGAGGCAAGATTATGGTTTTGCCCTAAAGAAGCCTTTCCTACGTCGGAAATACCTGAAACAATATCCTGAGCTACAAGTCCTGCGCCTGAAGCAAGCGAGGCCTCCTCGACGTCTGGACTTGCGCCAAATATATTGGTCGAGGCAAGATTGTGATTTTGCTCAATAGAGCATTGATCGACAACAGGTACACCTGCTGTGACGTCTTGAGCAGATAGATTGCGATTGACTGTAAGGGGAGATTTGTCTACAGTGGGATTGCCACTGCTAATGTCGGAAGAAGATAGAGAATGGTTTTGGGTTAAGGCTCGTTTATCAACAACGGGAACACCCGATTTAATATCAGCCAGCGCAAAGATTTGCACCTGATAGATGTTTGACTCATCAACAACGGGCGCACCACCTGTAATGTTTTGCGAACCAAACTCGTGATTCTGGGCAAGGTCAGCTTCCTCAATGTCGCAGGCCCCAGCGATAAAGTCTTGTGAAACCAAGGTATGAATCTGTCCAAGAGCTGTTTTTTCCACAATGACAACACCAGCAATGACCCCGCCACTGGTAAAAGTATGCACCTGGCCAATAGATGGCGCATCAACAGCAGGAGCAGCAGATGTAACACCTTGACTGGATAAAGAATGGTCTTGGCTGATTGTAGACTGTTCGACGGACGGAGCGCTAGATAATACATCCTGACTAGTAAGCTCAGTTGATGATCCCGAAACCGTGAAACTCCAGGTATCCGACCACTCGCCCCAGTTAGTGCTAGCAACCGTTGGCTTGTCGACAACTGGAATACCAGAGGTGACATCCTGGGGGCTAAAGACATAACTTTGATCCAGTTCTGATTTATCTACAACGGGCACCCCAGAGGTCACGTCTTGGCTTGTGAGATCGTCTGAGGCACCAGCATCAGGAAGCTCGTATTCCATCCAGGATACATAGGCGTTTGCTCGGTCTTTTGCTGGAGCACCAGTATCGCCGCCAGTGATAAATTTCACTCTCAGGGCTGTGTAATCAGTAATGTTGCTGATCTCACCACTGGAAAGTGTCCAGCTATAACTCGTGGCCGTGCCCTTAACCAAGTTAAATGCTGTACCACCGTTATATTCAGATATTACGGTGGTGCCTTGCAGTAACTGAATAATCAAGGTTCTTTGTTTGGATTCATTTTCCTGCCACGCCCTGAACCGAACAGTATGCGTGCCGCTTTCAGGCGTGTTTACAGAAGATAGTCCAAAGGTGGCATACCCATTTAAGGAATCACTTCCATAAATATAATCAGAATCGCTTGGCGTAATCTCGTCAATATCGAAATAGTCGCCATAACAATTGCTTGCCTCTATATTAGAACTGGGTCGAGAGTATTGTGACATTATGTACCAGCCTTTGCCCTAACTCGCCAGTAATAGGCTTCTTGACTGAGAGCCTCTTGTACAGTGTACTTAATTTCATCGCCAGAATTAAAGGGATGGGTATCGGCAGGCGTGTCAACGTTCTCAAAGCCAGCGTCGCTCTCAGATGAAACCTGTACAAGATCCACAGTGTTAAACTGGGATGATGTATCAATCTCGACTTGATACTCCAGGCTATTTCCCTGCGGATCGGTTGCGTAAAAGCTAAGCTCAGGATAAGCACTGGAAACACTACCCGTATTAGTCGGTGCAACAAGAATGACCTTGCTAGGACTCGGAATTGCACTTTGGTCTACAGAGGGAACACCAGCAGTGACATCTTGAGAGGTGAGACTGTCTCCAGTGCTGTATGTTACCGTAAGTACGGGACGCCAAGATTCGGTGGAGAAGTTGGCCTGATAAAAATGCACCCGCTCGTAATCTTCCCCGTGGGTATCATTGTCTTTATCTCGACTAGATCTAAGCCCGTAATATGTGCTACCGTCTTTGTTTATCCAACTCGTGTCCAGGTTGCCGCTGGCGTATTGAGTACTAACCCACATCGTTGGAGATGTATTACGAAAAATATTATTATCCGCATCTGCGTTAAGACAACCATCGTAAAGCGTTTCACGATACGTAGACCAACTAGTATATGCGCTCCAGTCATATTTCACAACTTGAATATCAAAGTCAACGTCTGAATCGTCCTGAGCAAACGTCAACCTAAGATTAACCTGTGTTATGTTTGCATCACTTGCTATGCTAGAGGTATCATATACTAGAAAGCATCGGAATACATTATAGCTTCCTAAAGCATAGCTTCTCCCCACAGCCATCGTATCCCCTGTCTGAGTTTCATAACTGGAGGTACTCCTGGCGGTTGAGGGAGACGAGCTCGTCCCCCGAATCCACCCGTCTGAAGTGCTCCCAGCGAAGTCAGGGTCAATCGTTACAGGATAACTTGCTTGATAAAGTTTACTGAATTTCAAACCAGTTAAGATATGCTGAACGCCATCTATGGTCTTAGCATAGCGCATTGGGTTACCTTCTCTGCCATCAGCGTCATGTGCTATAGGCAGAGGAAACTTATATTCCTCTTTCTCATAAATCCCATCTATCCAGCCATCATCAAAACTAACACCAGTAACAACCGTGTCAAGTACCAGCCAAAGATTGTCATTGTCAGTAATGCCATCGGGCTTTTGCTTGATAATTAATTCTTCACGAACACCCGTCTCCTTAAGGGTGATAATGTGCCTATAAAGGTCTGTTTCCTTTATCAGCTTGTCATCGTCAATCGTACCTACTGGCAAATCAAATGTAGTGACGATGTTGTTTGTGCTGGAGTTATAAACCGCTACCCTTGTTGTGATCTGAGAGTAAATATCTTCGCCGAGCAAATTTAGGATTCGAACCAAACCCTGATTGGTCAACCTGACTGGGGCGCCTCTTGCGCCCAATGACCCATCGCCCAAATCGACAATAGCAGTATCAAGAGCTTGCCATTCCCCAAGCTCATCTTGATAGTGCATAGGCACACCAGTAATACGCGCAGTTATAGTCCCGTCAGAGTTTTGCGTATGCAGGGCGTGCCTGTCACGCTTTACGATCTTATCGGAAAGCTCAGGATGTTCTTGTAGGAAAGCCCTTACCCAGTTAGCCATAGATTGTCCTTATGATAAAATATGATTGCCACTATGCTATGATATGCCCCAATTAAGGGGCATATCATAGCCGTTACTTAGGTTAAGCTGTTGGATCTGGGAACTCGATGTCAAAAGCGCTCAAGCTGAAGGTGTTACCATCGGTAACGCCCTGAGTTGAAGAAAGCGCTTGGCAAACGAGCAGGCGGGAACCATCCACCAGTGCCACATGCGAAGCTGTGCCCGTGTCGGTAACAGTTCCGCCAGAAACGGCGTTGACGGGCAATTTGCGTCCGCTCACATCGCCATTGGTAATAGCGCCAAAGGTTGGTGTGGACTTGTTGCCCAGGGTGTATGTTGCCACGTCCCCGTAGGCCGTGACCGCTTGGCTCAGGATATGCAGAACGGTCGCATCGTTCAGCTCACCCAGTGCTGCGTCAAACGCATCGTCGTGAATAAAAGCTGCCATTGTAGTTCTCCTCTGTTAGTCTGGTATTCCTGCATCGAGCAGGGTTGCGAAGCCATTGGCTAATATATAGCCTTTACCACCAACTATGCCCTTCAGTTCGTGATAGTAGGTGGCTGGTGTTAGGTCTGCTGTATCTACCTCCAGCAGTAGCACATCGTAAATTCCTGCGTCGGAAAGGACAATCCCTCCCGCCGCCAGTGTTTTTGTGATGTGCGTCGATCCTGGCGTCCTCGTCGTGGGGCTCCAGGCAATAAGCTCCCACTGCAAAGACGTTGGGGTAAGGGCTAGCCCATCAGGATCGGTCAGCGTAAAGCGTATTTCTTGTGCGTACCCCCTGTAGAAAGTAAATCTTTGGTTGGTTTCCACTGTGCCTCCTTACGAAATTCTCTGAATAAAGATGAGGCCAATATGATAGGGATCGTAGGTAGCGTTCCCTGTCGAGCCTAATGTATGGGGATGGGCGTTTGCTGAGGAGACCGTTACCGACCCGCCAGAGTGCGTGTGCGTGGCCGCTGCCTTGTCACCTGTGTTACCCACAACCGTCGAGGCTGTCGCTGAGCCTGTCCCGTTGCAGTTGGCGCTTCCGCCGTGGTTGTGCGCTGCGCGATCATTGGTATTTGAGTTGGCGTGGCTGTGCGTACCTCCACCGCCAGTAGCCTTCAGATCGCTGTCGTCATTAGCACCACGAACATGCGACCCAACCATGTTGGGCGTCCCATTAGTGCCGTTGCAGATCTGCCACCCAGAAGGAATGGTGCCAGCGTTGTCCCACAAGATTATTGTTCCGACTGGTAAGTTCATTGTGTCCTCATCAAGAAATACAACTTCACGTAGGCGGGAAGGTTTGAGCCTGCCCCTGTATCTGGAACGCTATGGACATGGTCTGGATCAGAACTGGTCGTGGATGACCAGGTGTGGCTGTGGCTTCTTGGGATGGCGAGCTTCGCTCCCTCCGACACCTGATAGGCAACGGTATTTGTTCCGCTCTGGCCAGTAGTCGTGCCGCTAATTCCGTGCTGGTGAGCACCAGCCGAATTTGTATTAGGCTGTGAATGGGTATGAGTCTCGGATCCGCCAATGTTTCCTACGTCGGAATCACTCTCAGCAGTATAAATAAAGCGACCACGTAAATCGGGCGTGGCATAGCCGTTGTAGCTTCCGCCATTACATAGATCAAAGCCACTAGGCCTGCTGGCATACGCCAGGCTGAACATGATAATCCCGCCAATAGGAACATCCTGCTGGCCACTGCACTGTATCCAGTACAGTCTTTTGAAGGGCGGATAAACCGTGGCGTCGTTTGTGTTGCCCATGCCGTGAGAATGGCCACCAGCCGATGTCTGAGAGTTGATATTGACACCGTGGGAATGGCTCTTGACCGTATCCCAGCTGCCAGTGTTGTAAATATCAGCCTCGGCGGACATGTTAAAGGCTGCTAGCTGAGCATAGCTGTGGCTATGATCCGCCACGGAGCCCGTTGTTGGATTAGTGTGTCCGTGTGTGAACGAACCCGAAGGGGTTAGACTGGGTGTACTCGCACCCTGCACAAACTTTCCGCTCGCCGCAGAGTAAACACTCCATCCTGCTGGCAGGGTCGAGGCAGTTCCCCACCAAAGTATGATGGTTCCGCTATCTGCTTTATATCTACCAGAAGAAGGACTTTGAATGATTATCATAGTTTGTCAACCTTCATAATTAGATCGAGACCCTTAATCCCAGTTGCTACCTGATTGATGTCGAACCGCAGGATATTTCCAGTAGCAAGGGTATGGGAAAAGCTCGACAGGCCAGTTCCAGCTGCGTAGGTTGAGTTATAGTTGTAGGCCAGCGAAACATAAGTCGTGCCGATGTAAACGCCCTGCGTTACATTGCGAGCATACACCCGTGTGCTTCCAGCGGAGCCCACTGTTGGGACATACAGGTCGAGGCCAATTACCTTCCAGCCATTCATTGAGGCTGGCACAACCATGGTCATTACGCCTGTCTCCGCTTGCGGGGTTTCCTGTTCACCAGTTAGCTTGACGTAGACTGAGTCGTAGCGGAACTTGTCAATCAAGGCGCTGAAGGCTACCTTATAGGTCACGCCAGCCGATGTATCCACCAGGGGAAAGACATCCGCTATATCAAGCGCAGCTGGCATTGAGGTAAGTTCGGTTATTTTGGTTGCCATAATTTAGTCCTTTACTGTTCTGCTGGGAAACTGATACCATCCAGCGTGACAATGGTTGTGGGTGAGCCACTGATCAGGTCAATTGCGCCAGTCGAGGCAGTAATCCTTATAGCGCCAATGGCCCAGCTTGCGTTGATGGGAAAAACACAGTTCTTTGTCGGCCGATATTTTGTAGGGAGCGTCCCTATCAGCGCGCCTGTGCCCGTTGGTCTTTTGACAGAGCCCCGCACATGAACGATGCCAGCTATATCTCTCATATAGCCTAGGGGATAAAAATCAGCACTGTAACTCAACCAGTCGGTTCCGTAGCTTAATGTCATCCACGGCGCTGGGAAGCCAAGACCAAGTCCCTTGTCCGTGACGCCGCCGCATAAACCAAGTGGCAGGGTGCCGCCAGTTGCACTTGTGGGAGGTACAGGCTGACTATCGCCAGACATATAGGGATAAAACAGTAGAGCCGCTTGAGTGCTGTTGCTCCATGTGCCGCTGTTATAAACACCGCCATAGTGAGGAGAGTTGGTGAAAGTAATATTATTAGGGAAGGCGTAACTGGTAACAGGCCTGACATAAAAGGCTGTAAAGCCAGACACGGCCGCCGTATGGGTTGCTGGCTCCTCGTGGTGCTGGAACAAACAGCCGACAAAGCTAATATGATCGCATTGACCAAATCGCACAACGTGACCGCCACTGGAACTGTAACTGCGGTTATAGGCTGTAAAGACGCAACCAATAAACTTGATCTCACAGCATGTAGAGTTGGTTGGGTTCAAATCAAGCCCAGAGCCATAGGTACTGCTTGTACTTGGGCGTACAAAATGACAGTTAACCCAGGTTTGGTTAACCGTTCCTCTTGTTGGATAGGTGCTGGAATCGTTTCTTATTCTCAGTCCATAGCTGCCAGCGGTGCCATTCCATTGAACGCCGAGGATGTTCTCAAAATAACTGTTGCACATATTCTGTGCATCAATAATAAATTCCGCCAGTCCATTGCCGTTCAACATAATATTCTGAATGCCGACGCCATCTGTTCGGGCTGAAACTAAAATAAGGGCTGTGCTGGTTGAGAAACCAGTTCTCGCCTTGATTTCACTGACGCCGACGGCAGTACCCCCACCAAAGTAGTTCTGAGATGTCCCGATGCCAGCGCCCATAAGAATAACGCCGCTGCTGTCAATCGTCAGGGTGCTACCAATCATGTATGTTCCTGGCGGGAAGTAGACGACGCCACCACCAGCGGCTTCAGCTGCGTTAATGGCAGCTTGAATTTCAGGTTGGTCATCATCCGAGCCGTTTCCAGACGCCCCGTAAGTAGCGTCCTTTACGTTGAACCACCCAAGGTCTGTGCCACCGCTACTGCTGGTAATCCAGCTATCGAGTTTCCCGTTGACATCTGCCTTAGGGATAGCATTTGCAGTTGGCGTTGATTTAATATTCCCTGCCGACAAATCGCCAAGCACTGTCAAGTTCCCGTTGTCATTCAACGTCATTATGTTTGTTGGCGTAAATGTTGATTCTGGCGTTAAGCCACTATCCCCATACCAGTAAAAATCACCATAGCCAATGTACATGGCTTGGGCATAGCTATGTTTTGCCACCCAAGCGGAGCCATTCCAAATAGAGCCAAGTGCTATTATTGCATCAGACGATATATTGACCCCAGGGATAAACTGGAAATCTTTGCCCTGCATCGTGACAATGTCATTATCATCTATAAGAAAATTCGAACCCTGCAAGGTTTTACTGTCTACCCCGTCCCATCTCGGAATAGCATTATCGTAATGACTAGCGGGCCCAACCACGTCCCCAGTTCCAGCACTGATATCATCCAGTGTTGCCAGCGTCCCAGTCTTGTCGGGCAAAGTCAGTGTACGGGCAGCCGTAGCGCTTTCCTGAATGGTGGTGATATAACTGCCAGCAAATTTGAGATCGTTCAGCAAGCTCAGGTAACCACCTACCTCGACGTAGCCATTACCAAGTAGTACCTGTGAGTTATAGCCACCACGGTTGTATAGAGTAACGTTGTCGATATACAGACCGTCAGGTGTATCGCTGTCTCCGCCATAACCCTGATCAAGGGAGAAGCGGATCTTCAAATAGCTTTCGCCGACATTAACAACAAGGTTGGCGTTGATGGCGCTCCACGTGTCCAGTGTGAGCCCGCTGACATCTATTGAGCGTGTGCGTACAAGAGTATAAGAACTATCATAGAATAAAGCGTCAATGGTGAAATCAAACCAGCTTTGATTGGGGTGATAGACCTGCGCCGAGAAGGCGTAGGTTGAACCAGCAACAAGAGTAATGTAGTCATAGGTGGCTGTATTAGCTTTAGTTGTCAGACTGCTAACCACCGTAATCGGATCGCCCGTTTCTGTGGTTATGGGGTCGCCAGCTTCCGTGACCATCCCATCCCAGGTCAGGGTATGGGGTTCGAACTTCAAGGAATACGTTCCTGCGTAGGAACGGGTGCTGCTGCGAACGGGCACAGGGCTATCCCCTGCCAATGTCCAGCCCGTTGTGTTTGTCTCAAAAGTGCTGTTGGTGATCAGGTTGGAACCGCTGGTGTCCATACCAGCCGTGAGCTTGATGCTGTCGCTTTCAGCCTTGAGTGAACCAAGCATACTCAGGCTGTCATCGACGAAGAAGAAGGAGGTTCGGTTGCCTTTGAGTTGAATACCCAGATCGTCCAAAATAACACTGCCTTCACCAGCGTAAAACTTGCCATCATCCGAATCGGCATACCACTGCACGGATGTACCGTCATGGCCATAAAGCATGTTTTCCGATGGATCCCAGGCAATGTAAGCAGCGCCTGAACCTTTGAAGTAGAACATGCCCGTATTCTCAATATAGGTCACCCACTGAGTGCCATCGTGATAGCCCATATACTGGCTGGTTAGATGTAGCCCCGCTACGGCACTTTCATCTTGTAAAGTATTCGGAATTCCCGAAAGGTTGCTCTCCCAATCTGCCCCTACCGTGGCATTGTCCTCTGGCATATTGATGCCAGTCACATCCGCCCAGTCCACATCGTTACGAAAGGCATAATCGCCAACGTTGTCAAAATTCTCCAGCCCACTCCCGCTAGTGATAACGATATTGCCTCTGATGTTCAGGCTGGAGCCGTCCCACGTCAGGTAACTGTTGGTGGGATCGCCAATTCTCAGTTTGAATACATCGCTATCTTTTCCAACCCAGAAGCCTGTACCAACGGTATAGCTGGTTGCGCCATTGCGGATTTCGCCCTGCATGGTGATGCCATCTTCGGTGGCAACAAAATAATTCCCAATCCTTGTGGGGTCACCCACCCCAAAGCCAAGCTCGCTGGCCGAAAAACCAAACTTGCCTTCAAGCTGACCAATAATCAAAAAGTCGTCGTAAGATGCCCAAGGCGTTCCTGTGTGAGTGTACATACGCAACATGGGCGCTTTGCCGAGCATTTCAATAGCGCCGCTGCCAGACTGACCGTAGTTGATCAGAGTTGAGCCAGCCATAACCGAGACATCCTCGGATGGCGTATTCTTAGTCACGTTGATTGTCCAGTGAGATAAGTTATTTGTGGCCGAAACAACGGTTCCCCAAAAGCCTGTCAAGCCAGATTTCACCCGAACAATGTCAGTTGCCTCATAATAATTTCCTACGTCGGAAGGGGAAACCCCATCAGGAACACGTAAGTTGATGTTAAAGCCATCACTGTCCGCCGTAAAATCATCACGAACCACATTGGCGGCCTTCGTGACAATAAAGCCGCCGTCAACCGCCATGACCTGTTCGTATTCAATCACCGAACTCTTGATACTGCCCCGTACAGTGACATCGCTGAATTCAGCACTTCCCGAAGGGTCAAGATGCCAGCCAGACACACCCTCTAGAAAGTTGGTGGATTGCAATACCCCAGAGATCGACAGGGCTTCACCATCAAAAATAATATAATTGGTGTCGTCCCCAATAAAGAGCTTTGGAATACCCCCGTCGAGGCCAGCCCAGAAGCCTTCACCTGTCATATAGCCTGTAGCGCCAATGGCGATATTACCCGTCAGCAGGAGCTGCGAACCATCCCACTTCAGGTACTGGGTATCACTGCCAATCCGTAATTTGTAAGTACCGCTGTCATCCCCAACCCAGAAGCCAGTGCCTGTGGCATAGTCGGTAGCGCCAATTCTGATCTCGCCAGAGACAACCAAATCTTCCCCGTCCCACTGAAGGAACTTGGTGGTAGAGCCAACCCGCAGTTTATAGACCGAGTCGACATCCTTGCCCACCCAGAAACCAGCACCTGTTGCGTAGGTGGCTCCGCCCAGTTGAATATGAGGTGTAGCAGAATTCAGTTCAGCATTTCCTGTGTCGGAAATGATAGCTGTATCAGATAAACTCCATCCGCCAATCTCGCCAGAGGTCGCTTTGATAGCACCATATTTATCCACGGCAAAGGGCGATTGTTCGGGAGTGGAGTTACCAGCCCATAAGCGCCAAGTAGAATGTTCGGTCGAAAGTCGAATAATGTCAGGGCTTGAGCCTAACGTAATCGTTCCGTCTGGAGAAAGGAATGTTTTATTATTAAAGATAACGCCGTTATCTGTGACAATCCAGCCGCCTTTTGTCAGGGGATCCTGTGTTCCCTGTCCCTCGGTCAGTGGAACAAAATTTAAGTGCTCCACGCCGATACCGCCCCGCTTGACCCGCAGGCCAGAGCTGGAATTTTCAATGGTACGGTTATCAGTGACAACCTTGACGTTTGTGGAATTGGGGATACCTCCTCCGCCCGCTAGGACAAAAGGACGTTCTCCAGACCAGACGATCTGGACTTCATCGCCAGGACTGACCAGGGCGGGATCGCCAATAATATCAACATTTCTGATCAGGGCAGGAGAATTACCAATACGGAGATTGGCTTTATTGCCATCAAGGGAATAAATAATAGCCGTAGTCGGTCGAGGCATTGTCCGCTTGTCGACGATTTGTTCGACCGATTTACGGAAATCATAAGATCGGGATCTAGCCATACGCCTCTCCATCAATAGACATATCAAACACAGCTTCTTTGTCACCACTCTGGATGAGGAAGCCTACGCTTGAAACAAGAATAGATTTATCGCCAGCAGGGAAGGTCACTTCAATAATATCCTGCGGCTCAACCCGTGGGTCAGCTGCACCCGTAAAGGGTATTTGTGTATAAGAGCGCAGGGCGTCATCCTGAATGAATTGCGCCTCACGCATGGCTTCGATGATATTGTTAGGCTCACGCAGGCCAATCATAGCGAAGCGGTTACCGTACGCAGCCAAGGCACTGAAGTCTGCCTTCTCAACAATCTCTGCACCCTCGACCCGCAAGCGTGTGCGTACTTCCAAGTCCTGAGTGACTGTTGAGCCTGAGATTTCAAGGGTCATCGGAGAGCCTTCATTGACAGTCTGCCGTGTGCGGAACATGCGGGGGATACCATTGACATCATCAACAATAAACACCCGCTTCTCGCCGATCAAGGAATTTAATAAGCTCAACCCACTCTGGCCAATGTCCAGAATGAAGTTATCCACTCGAATATCCAGAGCAGACCAGTCCACGCTGTAAACAACGGACTTTGAAGTCAGCACGCCAATCTTGAAACCGACATGCAAAGTGCTTTCCTCGGCATGGGAGTCTGGCCAATCGAAATGGCAGATAAAACGCCCGTTATTCCATATAGAGAAATTCCTACGTTGGAAAGAGATAGTAAAGTCTCCGCTGATATTCTGCGGAAGGGGATACGTCTGGTAGATCACGGGGGTAGTGGCACCTTCGCCGTAGAATTCAATCTGGTTCTGCCGTACCAGAACACCCACCGTGTCCAGGGTAGAATAAGTCCCGCTGGTGGGTGGAAAGACCGCCAGCCCCACACCGCCACCAGAGTCCCAGTTGCTGACAGAGAATTTGACAATCGCCGACTCGCCCTCAATTGAATTGGTCAATGCACCAGAGAAATTGAGGGTTGCCCCAGAGCCCGTTCCTGCGCTGGAAATACGCTGTTCACAGTTGAGGTCAAAGACATTGGCTTTGGCACAAATCTCTCGGATCATATCCTCCAAGCGCCAGTCCTGCTCGTTAGAGAAATACTCGAAAGTACGCACACCTATGAAGGCGTGCTTGTACACCGAACAAATACTGGCAGGATGAGAGGTATTGGTAGTATCAACAACGCTTTCAACACCAGCATCACTGACCTCAATGCCTCGCTGGCTAATTAAAAGGGATGGAACAATCATGGCTTTTGTCCCCAGGTCAAATAAGCCAGAGATATCTTCCTCGACGAAAACCCGCCTGTAGTCTGCATCCACCCAGGAGCCCTGTTGCTCATCACCCACAAAGTTTTCCCATCCAGATGGAGGAGGATCGGAGACGGGAACCCACTGGTAGGGTGCCACGTGGTCATAGCCAGTGACCTTGAAAGCTCGACCAATACCCTTGCCTTCGGTTATAATCAGCGCACAATCGTTGTAATAAACTGGGTCAATAGCTGCCCCAGAGGTATCGAAGTAAATTTCATGTCCTGGCAATAAAGAGCCACGCCCTCGAACTCTAAAGTTCATTGTCCTATCTACGGTGTCCCATACGCCACTGCTGGTGCAGCGACGATAAAGATGTCGTGACACACCAATGTTTGCAATAGATCCAATCGCATAATAGTCAGTTTCGGTCTGGGCGGTATCCCGAACCATGATAAAGTAAGCCTGATCGGGCTGTAATTTAATAGGTGTACTGAAGGACACCAAAAGCCACTGGGCGCCACTTGGGCCAGCGGGCACAGTAGCTGAGGCCAAGATGCTTGACGACGGTGGAAGGCCGCCGTTATCACAATCGTCTGTGCCAACTTGTACGGTGAGAGAGGGTGGACTACCAACCTTGTCAACGTAAATTTCAATCTCACACAGCTCCCAATAGTCCGTTGAGACAAAGCTCTGCGCGCGTACTGCATACAAGAAGCTTGCGCCCCAACTGGTAGCAGTGCCATCATAAGCTGCCATTGTAATTAGCGGGAAAGTCTGTTCATTGTCATGTGGCGCATCTTTGAAAGTGCGTCCATCAACCCAGTCCAGCGGGCCCAAAGTGTAATTAGGCGATTTGCCATCATAGCGTATTTTTTCGCTATCCACCTGCACAATGTCGTCAGAGGGGAAGCTAGAGTTATCGTCAACGGGCAAAACACTGTCCTCTGATCCAAAGGCATAAGAATTGGCGTGTGCCGTGACGTTTTCAACATATATAGCAGCTTTGCCAACTTCATCTGCAAACCAGGGCAGGGGATTTCCTGCGTCGGAAATAAAACGGTGACTGATGGCATTGACCCAGTTTGTTCCTGTGCGGTAGTCGCAGCGGATATAGCCATCAGAAAACTGAATGCGAAGCCAGTGCCAATCCAACCGATCTGGCACAGTAGAGCCACTAGCCAGCTCTGTCCATGTATTATTAAGCACAGAATACAACTTGGGCGTACCAGCAGAGTTGAGAACAAAGAAAAAGCCGTGATTATAGCAATTGGCATTAGAAGCAACTTCTGTTCCAAGCCTTGCTGCGGCGTCCTGCGGTGTCTCACGATGGTAGGCAATCGCCACGCCGTACTTGGTGTCATAGCCTGCAAGGGTGGTTATTTTGAATTCGCCTACAGACACGCCGTTGCGAGCGGAGCGTTCAATCGTATACAGCACGCCAGCCTCGTTGAAGTCCCGCAGGGTGATAAAAGAGTCATCCCCAAGGCCATCCTCCCAGGTTCCAGAACCTCGAATAACCTCAGTCAGCTCTGTGACTTGTGAGGATTGTTTAGCTTGAGACCAGTAATCATAGGAAGCATCTGAGTTCCAGGTAGAAAGGTACTTCCCGCCCAAGGAGCGAGCCACGACCGAAAGCTGTCGGCCTTTCTCGTCCTGTGAATTGGGGGCAATATCAATGCTGAAGGTGCCAAGTTTAGCTGAAACACCATTAATCTCTGCATACCACTCCAGTAAGTTACCAGCCTTGAGCAGAGCAATTCCAGCATTATCGTTTTCAAAGGATGGTAAATCCATGGTGATTTGGGCAGGTCGGTTAGATTCTGAGCTGAAGCTGGCACCCAAGATATCAAAGGTCGTCTTTTGATCGGTTCTATCAGAGCCAAATAAAACAGTTGAGTTAGCTCGATGGTATAGGCCATCACCACCGTAGATATACAAACGGTCGTTATAGGCCAGCATCTTTCCTGGGGAGCCAGGCACAGACTCGTTGATGCCACCGATATTCAAAATGTAGTTCATCAACTGGCCCTCAACCACAAACATCTCCCGACCACTGGAAAAGTGTTCTGGGCCGATAGTGTAAACCTTCATATGGTAACCAGAGCGAGTGATCATCCCAACCACAACCAGCTTGCCGTTTATGGTCGAGGCCCCACCCAGTCGGAATTGCGAGGTGTCATCCACGATATCAATTGGGAAGATGTTCTCAGAGTCACTCCAGATAGCGCCGTTGCGCTTGATGATCTTGGCGTTACGCCCTAATTCAGTTTGATAAACGATGTAATCAATGCCGCTGATGCGCTCAGCATCTAAAACGCCAGGAATAACCCGTTCCCCGTATACCGCCCCGCTCCACTCGTAAATCAAACCAGAGGTGTTATAGACACCCAGCTTATAAGTTGTGTCGGATAATTTCTGTAAAACATACAAGTCCGTAGCCGAGACAGCGGCTAATCCAACTGCCGAAGCCACTGTCAGGTAGGCTGTCTCTGCCGAAGTGTCTAAATGCCTGCGGACAATAGCGCCTGTTGATTTCTGGATAAAGACATAGTCTCCGAACAGGGAGATCCCAGAGCCCTTCATCAAAGCTACGGAGGTATTGGTGTAGCTTCCAGGCACACCCTCAGGATTGGCCATTGTTCTGGTATACAGGGTCGGTGCAACAGCGGAGCTGGTTGAGGCATTGGCGACACAAACCACGCCCGTCCCCCGCATCATGGAGTCCTGAGCGTAGTAATATAATGATTGGTCATAAGCGTCCGTAAAGAGGGGCAGTCGGTTTTTGACCACGGCCCAGCTACGGATTGACCTCGATGCGGTCGGTAGCATGCCAGAGGCTATCGTTCTCATACCTTCACCAGCCTGACTGAAACATAAATGACATTGGTGGCCCCATCCCATTGAGTGGAGAGTGACCGTTCTGCAAAATCACCCAGACAATGCACGTTGACTGTTGTGCCGTAATGATCGGTATAGGACACGGCCTGCTTTTTGGCCAAGGTCGTGCGCAGTGTGACAATCGTTCCCCAGCCCGCTGCACGAGCGGTCACAGGCCCGTTGATCTCGCCTTCCCAGCACTTGGGTGTCGCTGGCCCGTAAGTGACGTCCAGTGCACCCAGTAGGGTGTAGCGCTCAGTGCCAGGTTTACCATTAATCACCTTCCAGCCCTTGGCGTTGGTGGCGTATTTGTTACCGTCCAGTGTGATGTAATTATTCATTGCTTTAGTCCATGAGTGACAGTAGTCTGACGATGGCGTTCAGGCGATAAAAGTCAACGCCGTTGATAGCAGTCACAAGGTTGATCATTGCGTCTGCGCCAGGAAGATTCTTATTGAGAGCTTGTAAGACTTCCTTAACATTGGTGATATTGGCGCTGTTAGCCTTGCCAAATTCCTCAATCACGCCTTCCATCAAGGCAATGTTGCCTTTGGCGGGGTCATACCTGTTGAGATTGTCCAGTTTCTTGAGATGGATTTCCCAATCAGCCATGATCTTCTTCTGATCGTTGGCCAGTTGCTTTTGCAGGGCAGCTGAAGCAGCCTGGATACCGAGGGACTTCTCCTGAAGCTCCATGCTCTCGGCTTGATGTTTGCGCTGAAGATCTAAGGCTTCGTCTTGAAGTTTCTTTTGCTCGGCGTATTCCTGCTTACGTCGCTCGAATTCCTCGACGTCAAGCTGGTGCATTTCTTCACGGTGGGTCTTATTGAGCTCAAAGCCTTCTGTATCAAGCTCCATCAAGCTCTCTTGATACTCGGTAACCTTTTGATAGCGTTGATCTTCAAGCGCCCACATTTCCTCTTGGCGCTCTCGCTGGGTATCAACCTGTTCTTCTTCCAGATTATGCTGGGTGCCCATGCGGTCTCGTTTGCGGATCAACAGTCGGCGTTCCCGTCCTGTTGCCCCACGAATAGACTCGTTGATGTCCTCCATGCCCCATTCATAGGAGAGGCCACGCATGGTGTCCTGATAGCCCCAATCTTCCTTTGTCCAAGTCCGCTGACGCAGGCTATTCATCCGATCAAAGCTGGACATCCAGCGCTGATAACCGTGTTGGGTCTCCATGCGCTGGAGATTAGCGCCTTCAGTCTGTTGACTGTAGGCATAATTGGCTTCCATACTCTTTTGGCTGGACGCAAAACCCGCCAAAGTCGATTGATGCTGGAGTGCCCGCATCTGATCTTCGATATACCAGGAGGAACCCGCACCAGGTTTATCGTATGTGCCAGAGCCCCACAAATAGGAGCGTTGCAGGTTAAGCTGCTGCATCTGGATACCGATGGAAGCCATACTGTATTCAGCCATCTGCCCCTGCACGTGGGTTTGAGCACCCTTTAGACCGCCCTGCGCCCATGCTTGATAGTAAGCATCCGAACCGCCACCGCCAAAATAATTTCGGAACCAGTCGGCGCCAGACAGTCCTGTCATTCCTGCGTTGGAACTGACATTGGCCAGACCTACCCCAACATTGGGGCCAATCTGGTTAGCATCTGCCCACTTGGAGAAGTCGTTGCCACTGCGCATATAAATCGGATCGCCCAGCTGATCGTAGAAGCGATTACCCCAATTGGTATAGCTTCCCTCACCAAAGGACTTGTTCCATGAGGCATAAGATAGCGCTCCAATATCCCCGCCAGCAATCGCACCCATTAAATTGAGCTGGTTCATAGGCATATTCTGGCCAGCCAGGGACGTGATAGCCGTCATTGGGTCGAGGCCAGCATTGCCGTACATTTGTCCTATACCCGCAATCGCTTGCGCCTGCGCTGGGGTTTCGTAGCTGGAAAGCCCCATAGCAATCTGGGTTTGATACTGTGTACCCCCGTACATCTGTACGGTGGAACCCATGGCTGAAGCAGCACCAACCTGAGGTTGGGTCATCATGCCGAAACTTGACACCATGCCCTCGCCCATACCAGGGGTAACGAAGTAACCAGCCAGTTGTGAACCGTACTGACCCACACGCTGGGTGTAGTAGTTTTGAAGCTCTACCTGCTCACGGGTCTGACCCTGAGCGAACATCTGGGAGCCGATGTAGTCTTGATAAGACTTTGAACCAGGCAAGTAACCCATATTGCCTGCCTGTTGCGCAATAACACCGTAATATTCTTCTCCGCTGCTATAACCCAGTGCAGTAGCCTTAGACTGTAAGGTCAACCCTACGTCTTTAGAGGATACACGACCGCCGTACCATGACCTGTTGTTTTCACCCAGAACACGAGCGGCCATTGATTGTGATTTCTCTACAGGGATGCCATACTTCTCAAAGATGGCTTCCGACATATCCCTGACGTTATTAGCCATTTGCGAGGCTTCACCCTCAACCTGCCAGTAGATAGAGGGGAATTTCTCTTTGACGACTTCTTCCCAAGATATGTCCCGAATTTCTTCTGGACTTGCTTCACGAGGAGTCTGAGCTTGGTTTACTGATGCAAAATAAGCCGCAGGAGAAGTCATCCCTCCACTAGCAACAAAAGCGAAATTCTGCGCTTGTCCAGCAAGTTTTAACCTGCCTTTGTCACCGCCAGTATCTTGTCCTTCTTTTATCCCCTGATATTCTTTGTATCGACTAGCAGCTTCGCCGTAATTTATTTCCGTATAAACATGCTTAAGAACCTGATTGCCAAGCTCTCCCCAACTTAGATTTTTCTTTGGTTGAGCAATGGCGTTGTAACCTTCCATAAGGGCTGCGCCACCAATAATTGTCCCGCCTACAACACCAGCACCTACAGCAACAGATTTAGCGGCAGCTGCGGCCCAAGGCATGCCGCCAGCCTGCCCCATAATAGAAAGACCGTAAGCGGCCTCGGCGCCACCAACAATCGTCTGGAAACCAACATTAGCAGCCGAGGACATACGCGGTATCCAGTCGGCGCCAGCCTTTGCCATGGCGTAAGGCATGGTTGTGAAGGCACCGAATTGCTCGTAAGCGCCTTTCTGCATCATACGCTCGCTGACTACTCGTTTGGCGTAATCACCATATTCGCTAGTCCCGAAAGCGCCATCTTGAGCGGCGAAGTGTCCAAAGGTTGATAGATAATCAGAGTACCGCTTAGCATCGGTTGATTCTGCTTCAAAGCCACGTCTGGCAACATTCCAGGCCATTGACAGAGCGTAAACTCCACGGCCAAAAGCAGCCATTGGATTACGTCCGTAAAAGCCACTTGGCTGACTGCCTCCACCACGACGTCCGCCGCCACCACCGCCGCCACCAGAAGTGCCACCACCATCATAGCCCTCATCATCCCCACTCCAGCCAAAGGGATGGTACTCAGTCCATTTAGAGTTAACGCCCTTAGCAAGATGGTTAGGTGTACGACCTAAGGCTTCCTGCACAAGCCCAGAAACAGAACGACCATATTCCTGAGCATAGCCACGAATGGACTGTTGTCCAGGTGTGGCGCCTTCGCCTACAAATGCCTCTGTGCGCTCAAGAATAGCGTCCTGTACAATTTGATCGAACTTACGGGCAAATTCCACCCTGGTTTGGGGTGGGGATTGCCTTAGTTGTTCTAAAGCGTCTACAGCCGCTCTTTGCGCAACAACAGCGCCAGTTGCAGCATAAGCAGCCTCAGGGCCGTCCATGGGGCCTCTACGCTCAAAGGTTGATGCGATACGATTGCTGATACGATCTTCGTCGATAAAGTCGCCAGCACTTGTTATTAACTCGGAAGAACGAGCTCGTGAACCCGATGTCGTACTGGAAGTACGTCTGGGTTGCATAGAACGGGCTTCGTTTAATTGATTAGAAGGCGCCCATGCGCCACCAAGTTCTTTTAAGACCTTGGGAGCGCCACCTCGCTGTTGTTGCGAAACAAAGGTGTGGGTTCCGCCCCGTATACCACGGGTAGCAGCGACGCCAACCAGAGCTCTGGCTTCCATATCAGGCATCGAGGCAAGATCCGCTTGGCTCATACTGGTGATAACGTTCATTGCCTCAGCGCCCTGACCACTGTGGACAGTTGTACCGAGGATATCGTCATCTGTACGAGCAGTCATGCGCTCGTCCATCAACATCTTGGCACGCTCAGGGGTCATGGAGCCTTCAGTATCAGACAGGACGGCATGGATGTAATCCATCTCGTTTGGCTTTGACCATGTAGAAAAACCAGCGTTTTGAAGGGCTTCGGAGATCTCAGCCACTTCACGCTTGGTTGCCCCTTGGAACATAATGTCCTTGTTGGCCACACCAGCGTCCTTGAGAGCCCTGACTTTATCGACTACCAGCCTGTTGCGGTCTTGCGCATTCTCTACGAGATAGGAGTCTTTCAGGAAGTTGTTGATACGCTCTTGCTCAGTCCCCTGCACTGGCAGAATATTACCTTGCCTATCCACGACCCTTGGCTTCATTTCGTCGGGTAGATTAAATAAGCGCCCAACAATATCCACCGCTCCCTGATCGAGACGGTAGTTTTGATTGAGGTTGACCTTCTGCATATTACCGACACGAGCGATGGTCTCTGCGTTTTGTGGAGAACCCTTGATGAAATTCCACAACATTTGCAGTGGGTCACCGCCAGCGGTGAGCAACGCACGTGGGTTAGCAGCCATAGTTGAGGTGGTAAGAGACAAAGCGGCTGTACCGACCTGATTGATCTCGTCAATGGTAATGGCGTCATATCCGCCCACCATACGTTTGTTCAATTCAGGATTTTGCTCTTGCGCCATGATCATAGCGGGTTCTGAGATCAACTTGGAGAAGGTGAACTTCCCCTGTGACTTGAGTTGTTCCTCGGATTTATTGAATACATACTGGAACAGCTCTGGCTCAAGGTTGTTTTCGTTAACAAAGTCATCGAACAACTTCGTCCCGTAGTCTCTCTGGGACATCATCTGTGAGCGGTAGTCCTCGGCTGCCTTAGCGTATTTATGCACGTAACTACCAAATTCCTGGTTATAACTTCCCTCTACAAACCGCTGAGGTGTATTGGGCAGACGCTCAAGGATATCGGCAGTCATGTTGTGATAATCAAGCGGAAGCATGATGTTATGGCCTGAGAAATCCGAGGGCACACCATGCGTGCCAGAGATTTTCTTCAGCGCTCTGAAGCCCAGTTGATGGAAGTTGATGGCGTCGCCAGGACTGCCCTCAAGTTTATCGAGGCGGTCATACCAGTTTTCACGAGCTGTCGTTGTTCCTGTCAGGAATAAATGCCTATCAGGTCTAATGCCCCTTCGGCGAGCGGCGTCAATTTGTAAGTTGCCAAGCAATTCTGTTTTACCAGCACCAGCTTGACCGTAAATCAGCATGTTGCCACTTCGTGACGCCAAAATACTCTGCTGATCCACCATCGGCACACCCTCAAGATACCGTGCGGGGTTGTCCTCGGAGAACCGTCTTGGTTCTGGTCGTCGATGTAAATAACTTACGTTCCTAGACAAGGGCATCACCCCGCTTTCAGAAGGATCTAAACTTAGTGGCTGTCGTCTGCGAACTGGCCCATCAAGGCCTATTTCCGACGTAGGAATTTGATTTCTCTGGTTAAATTGATAATCTGGTGCCCTTGGATCGACCAAAGGCAGTCCAAGTTCTTTTCTGGCCTCGACCGTCAATGGGCCAGCAGAAACAATGGCGTTACGTGTTGGATAATAGCTTTTATCAGCAATATGAGTCTTTGAAAAAATGTTGTTAGAGCGCCCAAGGCGACGGGCAGCAGCGACCAGATCGGCATCTGGGTTTGAGCTGTCATACTGGTCTGGCTGCGCAACGCTGGTTGTGTACTCTCGATTGCTCGCTGTCCACTTTGATAAATAGGTTTTATACTTATTGAAATTACCAAGAATGGCTTGGCGGTCAGCCTCTGACAGGGATTCAAACTGAGCTGAACCGATCATGCCCTTAAGACGCTGATAAGGCTCAATCACGCTCTCGGTCAAGGCCTTGTTTTGAGAAGCCAGTAAACGCATCTCAGTATCTGTGCGCATACGAGCTTCCGTATCAGTCCGCTGTTCCTCTGGATAACCCAGCATGACACGGCGGGACTGTTTGATCGCATATTCAGTAGCGGTATCGTCATAACCCTGTGAACCAGTGCTCTCAGGAGAAAGAAAGTGCAGGTTGCCAGTTTCCGAATTGATCAAACGGCTTTTCCAGTACCTGACGTTCCGCTCTGCCTTACGCACGTAACCTGGCCTGCTTTGCCAGCGCTCACGGGGGCTTAGTTTTTCAAGAGCCTCTGGCGTAAAGCGACCCTCATATTTTTGAACCATACCACCCAGTTGCTGTGTGGCATGCAGGTACTGCTCCTCTAGATACTCAAAATCGTCACGAATATTGTCATCCCGCCTGAAATTAGGTGAGCCTTGCCGACCAGCCTTGAACTTCAGTCTGGGGTTGAAAAAGTCATCCAGAGTCCCAGTACCAGGCCCAAAGATATCCACCGAGGGATCTTCAAGATTGTAGGCCTGTTTTTCGGCAGGGCCGACACTGCTGGCGCTGAGAGTTTTCCAGTTAGGATATTGATGTACGGGTAAGCCGTATTGCCGATTGGCAAGTTCAGCTTCGTCTGGCGAGATAAATCGTCTGGCGATTTTATCGTAATGACCAATTGACAAGCCAGTGTTCTTGTCAAACTTTTGCTCAATAAAATCCCTGCGCCAAAGAACACCCTCTGGCAGTGTGGTATGCCTTGTCGATATGGGGCCCTTACTGGTCATTCCGCCAGGAAGGGTTGTGCGCCAGCCAGCCTCATCCTCGAAGCGTTGCGATAAATCCCTGAGAGCCTCTTGGTCATCCGTTGAACCGCTGACGACAGCGTTCATAACGTTGTAGGTTTGTTTTAGTTGAGGGAGTAGCTTATTATAAACTTCACGATCCTTATCCCCTAAGATTCTGGGATCAAGGGTCAAGAAATGCTTGATATCATCAGGGGACAAGATCAGCTGTTTGAATTTTCCAGTTTGGATAGCAGGGTTTGGATCATTCTGAAATCGGCGGTTAGAAGCGTTAGTCCACGACTTCCCCCTGTTGTGAACAGACATGATTGTGTCCGTGCCAGTAAAATAATAACCCTGTGCATAATACGGATCACCTTTTCTTTTTTGCGGGATAGCCTGTTTACCATATTGATAGCCGTGCAGTGGAGAGAAGTGCCCTGTATCATCAAATAGCTGTCCAGAGGCTGTATAATAACCCGTTGGCAGGCCATGCTTACCCACCATGCGAGGCAACAGTCGTGCCATGGCATTGGCTTCATTGGCGTAAATAACAGCCCCCTCAGCTACATCAGGGACAACGTCATGGTAGCCAAACTCACCCTCATCAACGCCTTCGGAGAAAGTTTTATTGGTTTCGAAAATACCTAGATTGCCCTGCGTATAACCAAGGATGTCTGCTTTATGAGAAACAATATATTTTGCAATGCCTGGGTCAAACTGGTCTCCCATTTCAAGACCGTATTTCTTGAGAATGGTTGATGCTGATACCCCATAAATGCCTGTAAACTCTTTGAGGACAGCTTGGGCGGCTGTGACAGGATTGGTTGCCTCATAATTTGATAAAGTAAAAGAGCGAGCCGTAGCACGCTCGCTCGCACGGGTCTGGCCAAAAGCCCTCTGCAATAACCAGTAACCCGCATGCCCAGAAGATGATGCCTGAGACGGATTAAACCGTCCCATGTTTTCAATAACGCCTAAAGAAGCGCTGTCGTAACTCTCCCAGAAGTCACCGTGTTCACGGGCATCAGAAAAATGCGCTAAAGAACGCACAAAAGAGCCATAAATGGCATTTTGCATATCGCCGTAGGTCGCAGTGGGAGAAGAAAGTTTTACAAGCGTTTTGAAGTCGTCAAAACGCAGGCCGACTTTGGTGATCCTGTTTCGGATAGAGTCCAGATTGGAGCCCTTGGGGCGACTGCCACGGGCAAAGGTTTCCATCTCCTTGACGCTGAACCCCGCCATCTTAGCCATCTGACGGACAACCTGCCCGACCTCGCCATCCACTCGCTGGCCAATAGCCATACGCTGGGCGGTGGTCAGACGCCGATCGACATCAGGTGTTATTTCCGACGGTAGATGACCATATTGATAGCCAGCCGTTTTCTGAACCGTCTTTGAGAAATTCTCAACCAGAAGTTGTTGAACGGGTTTAGAGAGAGGATTGTAGGACTTTGCAATCTCTTGACTGACAACCTTACTCAAAACCTCTGTCTGTAAAACAGAGCTCGGATTAAAAGAGCTGGAAACGCCATACAGAGGACTGATACGGTTACGCCTCGACCCAGCAGTACCAGTGGTTTGAATACTATTGATGTAGTTGCGCCATTTATTGACGGATTTTTGGATTTCCCCACGTGCTCCTGCAACCCCAGGTGAATCCCAAGAGCGGCCATAAGAGGCCGCTCTAACTCGCTCAAACTCCCTGCGGAGCTGTCGAGCTCGTTCTTCATCAGCAGGATTGCTGCTGTAATTGGTGTCGTCGTCACCAAACAGGATCGGCATATTACTCCGCTGTCATTTTCCAGGCAGGATAATAGTCAACCAGAGCGTCGTATAGCTCGTTGATCATGCCAATAGGCATGGTTAAAAAGACGTCCATCTTGTCAAATACCGAATCACCTTCCTGCATGATCGGCATGTCTTGCTCGGTTTTGATATTGGTGCTCTCAAACAGCAGGGAGAGCTGAAAGAGCTTGACCTCTAAAAAGGTGGGCTCTGCTTCCAAAAAGCGTTCCAAGTCCCTGTCATCTTCCGACGTAGGAAAGCGGAATACCATTTCATCTTCAGGTGATTTTTCAAACTTATGCGCTAAACTGGGTTTCTTGTAAGCCTCGAACATTTTTTGCCTCGGTTTCGTTTGCTTTGCGATATTCTTCAAGCCCTTCTTCTACCCAGCGACGGAAGTTCTTCTGGTAAAAATAAGGCTCGTCCAGTGGAGAGAGGAACAAAGGCCTCCCCCGCAGTATCTCATTCAAGGTCAGTGCGACCAGCTGGTCGAGGACAGGGTCATCGGAGATCCCATCAAGGATGGAATCCTTGATTTTGTCCTCCATGTCATTTAAGAGGCTTTCTTCTGGTCTCCTGGACCCCAAGTAGGGTTTGCTTCACCGACCGCTTTCCAAACTTCCATGATCATGGCTGTTGGCATCTGCTTCAGCACAGCTTCGATCTGCCCGACGTTGGCATTACTGTACAAAATAGGTACGACCTCCCCTTTTGTATCGGTGACAACAACAACTTCGTCGTTTTCTATTGTGGTTTTTGGAATGTTGGTTCCAGCGAAACTCAAGGCGATTTCGCGATAAATAATTTCCATGTTGACTGGCGGGATTTCCTCTCGCACACCATTGGTAACCTGCACTCGTCGCTGCCATAAGAACTTTTGCATCTCCAGTTCATCACCAGAGCTCACGGGCTTGATTTTCCAAAACCAATCAGGCTCCTGCTCAAAGCGGTGTTCGATTGGGGTTACTACTGCGTATTTACCAAAATTGATTTCAGACATATTCTCTCCTGGGAAAGTCCTCGGAGTTTCCTCCGAGGACTGTGAACTCAGATTTAGTACTGGGTTGAGGTGCCGTTCTTGAGAGTAATGGTGATGGGCTCGTTTGTGCCTGTTGGATCGGCGAGGAACAAGCCAGTCACGTTCATCATTACCTGCCCGCCAGCACGAAGGCCGATGGGTTCAACTGAGAAAGCCACGTTGCCAGCATCGCCACTTTGGCCGTTGGCCGTAATGGTGAGCTGATGCGGTGAACTGCCAGCAGCTGCGCCCGCGGGGGTGTCAGATTTGACCCAAATGTCAATGTCACCCTCTTTGAGGATATTGGCGACCCAAGCAGAGGTGCCAGCCTTGTCATAGGCCATCTTCTTGTACAGAACGCCATCGTCGGCGACCTTGACCCGCATTTGAAGCAGAATTGCCCTTTGGGTCAGCTCAAAGTCATCGGGGAAGTAAGACCCGATCACCCATTGATCATCCAGAGGAATAGCGTTAGTCACCATCAACGAGGCGTTGGTGACTTTCCATGAGGTTGCGTCTGGAATTTCAATAGCGCCAATGGGGGTCAAGAATTGAGCGCCACCGTCAATCTTGGTGGAAGGTGCCCACAGGGTTGTGGCAACGGGTGTTGGTTTACCGCCGACAAATCCGTATGCGGCCTCGACGAAACGTGCAGCACGCATGTTCAAAATCAGTGAAGCGACTTTGACGTCCTGGAATTGCTCGCCCCACATGCCACCTGGTGAAGAACGCAGGGTGTAATAGGGTTGAACAAATTGATTGGAGCCGAGGGTAAAGACGTGATCATAAACATCACTGTCGTCGCCTGCGCCCGCTACGGGAACAGCGGAAGTGCCAAGGGCACCCCTCAGCATAATACCCAGAGTGTCTGGGCGAGGAATAACATCAAGCATGCCAGCGCTGGTAACGCCAACTTTAACCAGACCACGGGGCAATGCACCCCCGCCTACTTCCATGTCCAGAGGGATGACCATGTTGTTTGGGGCAACAGAGCCCTCTCGAAAGAGAAAGTATTTGAAATCGGCGTCGGTTGTGTTGACAGTTCCCTTGGCTGACTGTTTGGCTATTCCTAAGTAGGAATTTTCTGATGCAGTCATTGTAGAACTCCTGTTTTAGTAGTTAGAACTTCAAAACGTAATTTGATATGAAATTGGTAAGAGTCTGGCGGGCCTCCACCTTGTCGAACTGTTGACTTAATCGTTGAAGCAAAAGCACCTCTGGAAACATACTCGTCCTCAATAGAGACATTGTTGAAGGAAAGTCCCATAACGACTTCCTCCAAGCGGTTCTTCAAAGACCCAGCGATTCGCCTTGCAGCGTCAACATCCTCACGGGTGCGCTCAAGGTACATGTCAACTTTGATGGTGAAACGGCGCATCCATGTGATCCCGCCACCTATTTCAAGGCCGCCGTAATCGTCTGAAGCGGGTTCATCGCACCATTGAAAGCTGTCTTTCTCGTCTGGGTCGTTCTCAAAGATCATCACCGTGATCCGAGCCTCATCGGGATCCATGGGATCGCCTAAAAGTGGCCCGATCTTGACCACCCCAGGTTTGATGGGGTGCCCGTCGGGGAGTGCATCTTGAATTTGATCAACGATAGCATCCTTGACATGGTGCATGATAGCGTTGTGGATGCTGTCCTCGATCTCGTATGCTTCTGCCATGTTAGCCTCGGTGTGTCCTCAGGTAGATGGCTGTCGGCTGTTGTCTGGCCATAATCTTGCTGTGATACTCGTTCATCAAACTTTGGAACTCGACCTCCATGGGGTTGTCGTCTCGACGATGATCCTCTCGATAGCGGTCAAGTTTTGCTGTTCTCAGTCGAATTTGGGCGGCGATACGGGCTCGGACATACAATCGAAGCAGTTCTGTGTCCCCTACAGGAACACTAACCTCAGCTTCTACATCGGTTTCCGACGTAGGAATAGTGTGATAGGCGTAGTAAGTCAGCCAGATACTGTTATCGGTGGAGGCATCAACATAGATACCTCCACCTTCAATTTCATAACGGTAGGGAGTTGTGCCTGTGACCTTTTTAATCCCTGGGACGATAGCACGCGGTGTCAGGTATGACCCACGTGGACATTCAACAAAAATCTCCTCGATATAATCTGCTGGAAGTGCGTAACGCCCATCAGCAGGTTCGATTTCAAGGGCGTCCACCCGCTTTGGAAAGTACGTGGAGTAATCACGCACAGCATCACGGGTATAGAGCCACAAAATCTTATCTGAGTAGGCAGGGTTGCTAGATGTATCCTGCAAATCTTCTCGGAGTTCAGCTAAAAGTATCGCCCAGGTGGTCACGGCTTATTCTCCTTACAGACCAGCAGAGCCAGTTGTGAGAACTAGGCGCTGTCGCTCTGGGGTAAATTGTTGGAACTTGCCAAACATGCGCCAGCCGAAGCGGTTGATCATTTGCAGATCGTCAATCTTGGGGGCGGGGAATACATTGGGTTCTTCTGCCAAACCCCAGACCACGGATGGCCCGATTTGGAAGGAAGAAGCATGCAGGTCAATAGCGTTGGTGACATAGTCATCAATGGCGTGTTGTTTCATCAAGGGGAAGTCCAAGACCAGTTTATCGGTGCTGATCTTGCCGACCACTCGGCGGGTCTCCTGAGCGCCATCTGATTCAAGAACAGAGGTGCCGAGAGCCAAGCTGTGGATGGTGACGTACATGCCAACTGTGAAAGAGGCATTGGAGTCGACGGTGATGTAGTTGGTTGCACCAGATTGACCGTAGGTGTAGATGCTGTCAGTTGCCTGCGCACCAGAGCCCTCGTTGGCCACTGCGGCCAATTGGGTTTGAGCAACAACGTCGCCCATGTTCCGCAAAAGCATGCGGTTGGATTTGACGAAGCGAACGCCTTCCCACTTGCCCATTTCGCCGTTGAAAATGCGGTAGGCATCGTTATAGGCTTGAACTTCCATCCAGGGAGAGGTGGAGCCAGAACGCAAGTCCTCAATAACACGAGGTGTGGTGATACAAACCACTTCGTTTTGTGGCTCTGCGCCGTTCCAGTCAATGAGGTTCTTTTCCTCAAGGTCAACACGGATGTTGCGTACCATCGCTGGGGTCATAATGTCCGCAGCTACAAGGGTCGCACGGGAGGTGGCGTCTCCGCCATAATAGGGCGAAGGATGGGCCAGATGGGCGTTGCGAGCAAGGATATCGAGCTCGTCAACTACCAATTGGCCGAGTTTCCCCTGCACAAGACCACGGAAGTCATCAACGATACCCTGGGTCTTGGCGAAGAAGTCACCGTACTTGATCACATCGCCGTAGATTTCTACGCCAATGTTGACGGTGCGTTGGTCGAGGTGGGCGCCGCGCATGAAGGTTGTACCTTCAGCGACAACGTTCCAGTTGGGTTCAGCGTCCAAAGCCTCAGTATAGGTGATGGTGCGGGACTGCTGAGCAGCAGGATCCATCTTCACCCGACAGAAGGGGACGAGGATTGATTTTGTTCGGATCACCTCAAGCAACAGCTTGGAGTAATACGTTCGCAGAGCGGAAGGCAGAGTTGTGCCTATAATCTGCCCAGTATCAAAGGTTGGTGTAGACATTGGTTACTCCTTATTGGGTTTTGGCCCACTCAAAGTAGGCATCCCAAGCCTGTTTCCGTTCCTTCGAATCTTCTGGCATGTTGCTGATGCGCTGGATCCATTCACCCTGCGTCTTTGGCATGGTAATTGTGGTTGTTCCAGGTGACGGGGTTGTACCCGCAGTAAGCTCTTGCTCACGGGCCCTGACCTGCGACGTGCTGAAATTGAGCACAGTTTCCATGGTCTTTTTGATGGTGTCCTTGTCCTGGACATCAGGAATGGTGTCGAAAATGCGCATCAACTCTGGGTGGCCAAGTTCATTGGCGACTTCGAGTTTTGTTTGCAAGGCCTTAAGTTTCGTCAGTTCAGTTTTGGCCTGGTCGAATTCGGTTTTAATCGCAGTGACCTGCGTCTCATACTGGCCTTTGACTGCGTCTATTTCCGCATCTTTGCTGGACAGTTGGCCTTGAAGTTGCTCCAGGGTGGAGGACTTCTCGCCAAGTTGGCCTTGCAGTCCTTTTAGGGTCTCGGTCAGTTCTTGAATTTTGCGAACCGCCCCATCGTAACGGGGTTTATAATCATCCTGCGGTGGGGATGACGTCGGAGCCTGCTGACCAGGGTCTTTTGGCTGCTGATCAGGGGTTATGACTTCTGGTTCCATGGGGTCTTACTCCTTAGATGTGATAGAAGAATTTGAAATCACGGGAGCCGTTTGGCGCCGTGTTGGGTGTGACGAGCACTTTAGCGACATCAGCTGCATCAACCACAACGACTGGCAGTGTGTCACGAGCGCCGTCAACCAAAGCCAAGTAGATGGTCGCTTCAGTCAACAAGACTGGCGAGCCGAGCTTGGCCGAAATACCGATGGAAACTGCATCGCCTTCGGTGACTTGAGCGGGCAAATCAATGCTGGTCACAGTCTTGAAGGCCTTGACCGATGTAATCGTTGATCCATTGCTCAGCGCCAGCGTGTCGGTGATAGCTGCATCATCGATGTCCGTGCCCGTGATCACCACGTCGCCCGTCAAAGATGCTCCAGCCATCGTGGGTTTTGCCACAACAGCACGGGGGACATCTGGGCTGGTAATTTCAGTTGTGACCGTTTGAGCCTCAGCAGTCAAAGCGACCGCTGCATGCACGGCGGTGTCCGATGCTGCGTCAGCATCTGCAATCGAGAAGCTCAGCTCGACGCTGCCTGACCCAGCGATATCGGTGTACACCTGGTCAATGACGGACTTGATGAAGTTCAAGATATTCAAGATGATGTCATACTTGAATTTCATTTTCCATACAGCCGCCTTAGCCTGGTTATCTGCGGTAGTCATTATGTTTGCCATTGTTTTCTCCTATTTAACAAGATATTCTTTACCGCGCCAGATAGCTCTCAGAGCACCTCTGACACGTTCGAAGGGTATCAACTCAAAATCGACTGTTTCATCATCCACCTCCGCAAGTACAATCCCCTGTTGCCAGTTGGGGTTTCTCCCCGCCACATAGGACGGGTGTAGGTCGCATAAACAAAAACCCTCGACCCCTTTGACAACGCCGTTTCGGCTGGTGACATATACCTGCGCACCCCTGTGACAGTGGCCGCTGAGGATATTGATGGCGTAGAACTCGTTCTCAAGCTCAGCCTTTACGCTCCAGCCAGAGTGTTTCCTAGCCGCAGAGCCGTGCTTGATCGCCAAACAGCCGACGGTTATTTCTTGATTGTTGGACTCATTATCGAAATCCTCGTACTCGATGCCTAAGGCATCTAGCGCAAGGATGCTGTCGAAGTGAAGTCCATCCAAACTGGCAAGCTCTGGTGCCTGGTTCCAGATGTATTTGCGCAGTCGAATTTCATGGTTTCCGAGAAGATACTTGGCTTTTGCGTTAGGACAGGCATCATTCCAGTCCTGTTCCATATACTGCCACCGATATATCTCGTCTTGGAGGGTAGTGCCTTTACCTCGTAAGGGGTCTTTGTCAAATCTCGATATTCTATAAAAATCCAATCCGTCTGACCCAGCCACTCTTAAATCTGGGTTGAAATCTTCTCCAATTTTCAGCGCAAGCGCTATCGCCTCTTTATCTTCATAGGGTACATGGGCATCCGTGGCAAAAATGACTTTAGTTCTTTTCATTCACCTTTTCCTGGTTGGGTTGATCGTTATTTCCTGCGCTGGAAATAGCCTGCTGTTGCTTGATATTGCGACTGGCGATCTCGTCCATCATTTGATAGATGGCCTGTTCTTCGCTGGCAGGGCTACCCAATATCTTCAAAGCCTCGGTTAGACTGACGGTAGGCGGATTGGTGCTCAGGCGCTTGACGACCTCATCGACAAGAGCCGCCTGGTCACGAGGCATCACAGCGGAGAAGGCAGGCACAATACTGCCATCACGCATGACTTCGATCACCTCTTGAGGAACAACCTTGCGTTGCTCAAGAATTCTGGCCGAAATCTCCATGGCTTTGTTCAACCCAGTAATCAAATAAGACCGAGACCTGCGAACGGATTTAATCAAAGGCCACAGGCGAATTTCAAGGGTTACGCCAGAACGTTGTCCGCCGCCGCTGTCCTCGCCAAAGGCGATCGGTGGGGCAAAGACAGATGTCCTCGACCAGTCATAAATCCATTTGATAAAATCAAAGCTACCTTGCGGTATAGGGTTCATGGCTTCTAGAATGCCAACCTGTGGTTGCGGGGCACCTGCAAAAGCCTTACCCAAATCCCACAGGACGTTAGCGCCCAGCGGGTAATTTTTAGCGTTAAACTTACGGGGCAGATTGACACCCCAGCGAGTGGGATGGGCATTGAAGTTGATCGCCTCACCCAGATCGGCCAAGCGGCCGTTGAGCTCATCCTGCACCAAGCGTACATCGTCGATCAGAGAGTCGCCGTACCAGTCCGAGGAACGGAAGCGGGGGACATAGACAAAGGGCACGACCCCAAAGGGGTTTATGCCCGAATATTCCTCAATGCTTTTTCCACCAACTAAATAGCTGTATGATTTAAGATCCCAAATCTCCTCGACTTTTACCCGCTCGTCATTGCCTGCGTAATCAAAGCGCATCCTCGCCTGCTCGCGAGTGATGTAAGAGACAACCTTGGCTGCTAAAAAGTTTTCTTCGTTGGTGGGGTCTACGACGGGATAAAACTCGGTGGCCTGTATACGGCTCCAGGTAACGTAATGTGGCGCCTGGCTACCTGCGTTCATTTTTAGTATCCCGCCGCCGAACTTATTGCGGTCAAGTTCAAGTTCCCACAGTCGTGAGTTTGAACGGGAGGCTCGCAGAATATGTTCCATTTGCTTGATGCCAGCCACAATGGTTCCGCTTGTTTTAATTGTCCGAGCTGGCTCATACTTGACCACCGACTCATCCCATTCACCAAAGATAGAATCAGCCATCGACAAACACAGGGTCTTGGCTAAGTTTGCGCCGATAGGATACAGCAGCGGCGTTTCATCTTCTGCCTCAGGATCTTCAACCCTGCGCGTAAAAATCTCACCTGCGAAATACTTTTCCAGCATTTCTAGGTGAGCTAAGCGGTTATCCCATTCAGTTTGGGTTTCTTTACTAGTATTGCTCAGGTCAGACCAATAGGGAATTCTGTCAAGGATATTACTTGCCACGAATAACCTCCCCTACCAGTCCCAGTGCAACAACTTTCAAGAAATCGGGTTGCTGTCGTTTGATTTCATCACGGATGCGGATAAGAACCTCCTGCTGATCACAGCAGTCAAATAGCAAGGTTGAGAAGTCCTCATGCAGAACTGTCAGGGCCTCGTCTACGGTTGTTTCGAATATGTCTGCGTCGTAAGTCGCCATATAAGTTTCCATCAATAAGGAGGATAGACGTCGCCCCCAGATTAATATGCACAGTTAGAGTTATACACTTAATCGTAGCATTAGTTTACCACATAACTCATAATTTGTCAAGGGTCAATAACACCTGTTCGATAATTCTAACAATCTAATAAAAATGGGTTGGGATTGGCGATATCGACCTCATCCTCGTAGATAATCATTAGCGAGGTTGTGGTCACTTCACCAAGAGCATCTGCGCACAGCCACAGGGTACGGTTTACTTCAGGATCGTTATAGTCATAAATCATCGGCGTCGCCTCCCTGAGGTTCTGTGTGTTCGACTCCAGTAGTTGTTTTTCTGGATACTGGTATTTTCGTCCTCTTTTTCTGGGGCAAATCGAGCTAAAAATGACAGTTGCGCCAAGGCCATGACAATATCCTGCGGGAAATTCTTGTTTTCAGCTTCACGGGAATATGAGGCAAGCTGACGGTACATACCCTGAATTTGGGGGATCCGCCATTTATGTCCTGTAATATCAATGGACATCGCATTTAGCATGGCGTCCTTATCCCTTTGCATCAGCAATTTGTCCGTTTGGATACCGTAATTCTCAAAAGCCAGCTCATCCAAAGCCTTCTGTGGCCCCGTAGCGTCAATCCCACGCAGGATTGGCAGATATTTATCAATGGCGTATTTGAAAGAGCGAATAAAGGGCGCATAAGAGCCATTGCCAACCACCCAATCAAAATACACCAACTTGATATCGCCTTCGCTTATATCGGCGACAACCACCGTACCTGTATTACGCTTAGGCGGGTTATCGACACCAGGGTCAGCAGCGGCGATATACAGGCCGTGGGGGTTGAAGGGCACCTCGTACCGCAGGATGCCGTGACGAGGATCTTCATCAAGCCTGTAACCAGCCTTGGGTTTACCATCGCTGGTGCGGATGGCTTCGTTGACCTGGTCGTTGAGCAGAATGTCCGTACAGGCTGCGATATGGCTTTCGGGGAACATGCCGTAACCGTAGTCTGGGAACTCGGCATTCAACTCCACGTCGATCATTTCGGCAGGGTAATCACGCTCCATGGCTGCGATTTGTTCTTCAGTCAGATAGGTGTTATCACGGGTGCGGGCACGAATGGAGTAATAATGATCAAGATCAGCTTTCTTTTCTTTGGGTTCGCCTTTGTAAAAGCGTTCCCTCAACCATAAAACAGAGGTTGGCGAGGTGATCACGTCCATTCTAGCCATACGGGCTCGGCCTGTGGGGTCTACACCCCTTAAACGGCCACGCAAAACCTTCAGAGCTGTGTCGTCAGTCAATAAGCCACCTTCGTCGACGTTGATACGGTCGAATTCCTCACCTCGTATCAGACGGGCGTCCTTACCCATGGTTCTGAACATCAGCATGGAGCTTGTCCGAAAGTCAATGGTTGGATAAGGTCTGAGAGAGACATTTTCAATCAGGTGCTCTAAGCGGGGATTATCCTCAATCCAGGACATGATCATTTCAAAGGGGAGCTCTGCTTGTCTGGCCGAGACCGAGGTGTTTAGCCCTCTGAAGTAGGGGATACTGATAGCGTCCATGACCAGAGACGCCGCCTCTGTCACGGTCTTGCCAGCAGCGATGCCAGCAAGGAAGGTGCAGTCCATTTGGGGGAGGTGATGCCATAAATACTGATACGACAGTGGTGTAAAGCCCCTTAGATACCACTGCGTACCCAGATGAAAGCCCTTGTTCTGCCTTAGAACTTGTGGCAGAAGGGCGCTATCGGCGTCGGTTAGAACGCCCAATACTATATAACCTCAGGATAGCGATGGGGGAGATACAGAGCAAACTGCTTACCACGCCAATAAAGGCCGTATTGCAAGTTAGGCTCTGTTGGATAGTAAAAATCAACATAGCCAAAAGAAAATTGCAGGAAAAACAGACAAATACCGAACTGTAGGCCGTTTCCAGCACATCTGGCCATGACCGTGAAAAACGGCACGATAGGAAGTCCAATCTTACAGAACAGCTTTCTGTTCCCAAGTTTGTCCAGGGAGAAAATAAGGCTCAAATCCCGCCTGTCTTTTTTCACACTTAAACGCGATTTTTTATTTTTATTATTCAAGACTTTTTTACTCCTAATTAGAATATTAGACCAATTTGGTTAGAGACCCTTTACAAAATGTTAGATATATGTTACCATAGAACATACGTTCTGTCAATACCTATCAAAGAGGAAATATGGACTTTTTAATTACTTGGGGCCCGATTGTGTTCATGGTAGTGCTGCTTTTTATCGTCGGTTACGGCGGTAGCAGGCCAGTGAGGTAAATATGCGTTATAAACTCGACGAACTACCTAAAGAACGCATCAAAACGGTTTTCGCACTGCTCCCCATAAGCCTTAACGGGGAAACAGTGTGGCTGGAGAAGGCAAGAGTGCTTCAGAGACGTGAAATAATGGGGAATTTCTACCTGTGGACAGATATTCGGTTTATTGATAAGGAAAAGCAATGAAAAAGCGCAGTATTTCAGAAAATATAGCCGTTCTAATGCTGGATATCCTGTTTGAGTTGGACAAATGGAAGATAAAAAAGCCAACAGGCCTGCGCGACAGGGTCACAGAATGGTTCGCAGACATCACGTTTGTGTACCTACAACTGCTCGGAGTGGAAGCATGGACAGTATAAAAGCCTACAAGCTGTTCAGGATAAGGGCGAATGGCACCCTTGGCTCGCTCTTTATCGGCAGAAAAGCCACTATACCGCTCGGACAATGGCTGGAGGCACAAGATATACCTACCAAGGGTTATGCGCATAGGCCTGGATGGCACTGTACGCTAGAGCCTATAGCCCCGCACCTCAGTAAAAAGAGTCGAGTGTGGTGTGAAGTTGAGATAGCAGACTGGAAAGAACATCCAAGGCCAGAAAATCAGGGCGGGGTCTGGTTTATAGCTCAAAAAATGAAAGTAAATAGGATTTTGGAGGCAATATGAGCGATCAAGACATTCACGTTATGCCAGTTGGGGATCTCAGAGAGCACATTTGCTCTCCAGACTGCCCCTGTAAACCCACTGCCGAGGTCATCGGTGCGGTGCTGAAGTATTCGCACAACGCCTGGGACGGTCGGGAATATGTTGAAGCCGTAGAAGAATTTTTGGGAATATCGGAGGAAGTATGATTGTCAGCTTTTGGGATACCGTAAAGGCGATGTTAGCCTACCACCTGACCAATATAGTTATCAGCCTATCACTAATACTTGCCTTAGGCTTACTATTCTGGTGGCTGGATAATAATTAGTAATTCCTACGTCGGAAATGAAAAACGGATGGAGCGATAAGAGGTTGCGCTCCATCCGTTTTTGTTTGCTAGTTAGCGCTCATGCGCTTTATTTTTATGGGAAAAACGGCCCTGGTTGATCGGCGTTTTCATCATAGCAGGGCTGATCTACACACCCTTTTTCAAAAGTTTCTTGTGAGCCTTTGCCGTTTCCAGTACCGCCCTGCACCTGACCGCCAGCGGCGATCACAGTGGAGAAGGAAAGAGCCAGGAAGGCCACGACCATCAAAATTATAAACAGTTTTTTCATCATAATCCTTTCTACTACCAACTACTAAATTGTTTTTGTATTTGTTTTAGTTCATCTATGGATATCTCTCCACGGTGCACCATCTCGTGATGTTTTCTGCATAGGACAATGCCATTCGCCACATCGTCGTCTCCACCTCGACCACGGTACTTTATGTGGTGGACGTGCAACATACCAAAACACCCGTCTTTGTGGATCAGGCCATACAAACAACACCCATCCCGCTTGCGGACTTTGTCATAGAAGCTCTGATCAACGACCCTTTTGCCTGGTTTAGGGATTTCTGGGGCCATTACGCCTTCGGTTCAGGACAACAACCACCGCAAGAGCGATGGCGCCCCACAGCCAGATAATCGCGTTAAACTCGGCGACTATTTGCTCTGTCATTCGTGCTCCTTTGCAAACATTCCCATTAGAAAAATCAACAGCCATACAAACAGAGCAAAGCCTATAACACCTACAGGGACTTCAAACTGCTGGATCACAGTACACCCTCTCTGACAAAGTCAATTAAGTACTTCACAGCTTCCTCATGGGTGGGGAAGATGGTGTGCGCTGCGATCTTGACAAAAGCATGGTTGTGGATATTCTTTTCATCCATGGCCAAGACCACGTATTTACCAGACTCATTTGCCCATGCCAGCTCAAACATGCACCCGATAGAAGCCTGCTTTGCGCCGATCAGGTTCATGTAGACGATGTCACAAGCGTGTTTCACCATCCACCTGTCACGGTTGACAATCGAATTATTGGTTGCCACTGGCGCACGATAGTCAGCAGAGCGATAAATCAGTTCTGTGCGCAGGGTACCTTTGCCTTTCATCGGGCATAAAACGGTATAACCAACTTCCCCAAGTTGGGCAGCTAAGTCTTTGTAATAAAACGCCACCTCTAAGGGGGTGCAGCCGCTAATCGGACGAGCGAGATAGATGTTCATAATAGCCTTTTCCCAATTTCTCTAACAACGTTGACAGTAACAGCATTTCCAAGGGTCTTATAGCGCTGGGTATCAGACACGCCCTCCGTCCACCCTTCTGGGAAACCCTGAAGTCTTTCACATTCTATTGGAGTGAGCTTTCGTATCCTGCCTCCGTCCAGCACCCCTGTCCTGGCCTCATGGTTATCCAGACCCTTATAGTAATTAGCGTCAAGGGTTGTAGCCAGCTCTTTGTGTTTCAGCTGGCCGTAAGCAATAGCGACGCCTAATTTGTCAACTAAAATCTTTGGCTGACGATTACCTCCACCGCAAGTATTTAGCGTTGGAGACAGCCCGTCTACGCCGTAGACCCGATACGCTTGGCCAGACTGTGATGTAAGTTCTCTAAGAGACGTCTCTGCGTTATATCGGATAGGAAATACTTTTGGTCGACGGTATCTTCGATGATTTCCGACAATGTACACTCTGTTCCTGTACTGGGGAACCCCGAAATCTTTGCTGTTAAGCACCTGCCATTGGACGTCATACCCCAGTCCATCCAGCGTCTCAAGGATGACTCTAAACGTTTCCCCTCCCGCGTGATTGAGTAAGCCTTTGACGTTCTCAAGCAGTAAAAGAGGTGGTCTGTGGTAGTCCAAGATACGAGCAATTTCAAAGAAAAGAGTGCCTCTAGTATCTTCAAATCCTCGCCTTTTGCCAGCCACTGAAAAAGCCTGGCAAGGAAACCCTCCAACCAGTAAGCTGTGGTCTGGAATATCTTCGACGGGGATGGCGCGTAAATCCCTTGTATCTGGTCGCTCGTGGAAGTTTCTCTTATAGATGTCGGCTGCATATTTATCCCATTCGTTCGCATAGACGCAGTTGTATCCGCCAGCTTCTTCAAGCCCTTTGCGGAAACCGCCAATACCAGCAAATAACTCAATAAAATCAATCATAATAACGAGCCCCTCTCAAAGGAGGGGCAATACATGTTATTCAGGTACAACTTCGTCGACGATCAGTAGGGGAGCGACTTCGCCCTTAATTTGTTGTACTGCGCTCTCAATCAGGGCATCTATAAGGTCTGCTGATACTGGTAGGCCACGGCTCTCGAACCAATTGGCAAGTTGATTGATAGCCTTTTGTTTCTTAGCTGCACCATCCCAAGTTTGGTATGCAGGTGACTGCTCCAAGGCACGGACAACCATCAAGGCTGTCTCTCGTGCCAGGGCAAACTCCGACTCTCCCAGCTTGGCCTTGACCATGGGGATGTAGTACTTTGCCAGCGCAACGATCGCCTGTACCATCAGGCCTACGAAAGCAGTCGCGACGATGCTGACGATAGGCGGTAGGGCGATTTCCCAAAAAGTAACTGGATCCATTTTGTGCTCCTTGTTAATAGGGGTTTACTTACGTTCACTAATTCTAACACAAAACACGCCAATTGTCAAGTTACATTTTTACGAAAGACAAGCCCTTAACCCCTAATCCCCAGGTAAACCACGCTGAGGGGAACCAGCAGGCCCCTTTATCAACACCATCGTAGGTGATAAAGTTAATCCGCTTGTCTGGAATGATGACCGAAACACCCTTTTCCCAGAACAAACGCCCTCTTTTCTGCCCACCAAGGGCATTAAGCGGCAACAGCAAGGCAAATGGCTTGCCAAGCGCATAACACCTGGCTAGAAACTCGTCTTTTCTGGAGTATGGCGGGTTGGTGACAATACAGTCATAGTGAAACGAGGGGGTGTCCGATAGGAAATCAAAGGGTTTGTGATATTCCGACATAGGAATAATGTCGGTTTGAATGACCTTGCGTACGTGCATGGCAAGGAAATTGCTGATTGCGCCTTGACCGCTTGCTGGCTCCCAGATCGTCCAGTTGGCGTCGAGATAGGGCAGTAAGAGTTCGGTTGCTTCTGGTGGTGTCTGGTAGAAGTCTGAGCCGTTTGGCGATTGCATGGCAAGCAGGTTTGACTTTGCTGGCATATTTGTTCTCCAATAGTTAGATAACTCTAACAAGTATACAATAGAACAAATGTTTTGTCAAGTATTACGTAAGATGGGGTTTTCTCTTGTTGCAGGTGTTATTCCCCCTGTTTTGCTGTAAAACGGCGCTACGAGCTTCTGTGAGCCGTGGGAAGGCAACTAGAACCGTTGTTCTATGTTGGTTTTATAACGGAAGGCGTTATATTGGCGACACAGGAGCTAATTTGGGACTTAATGATTTGCCTTGCAGAGTCATGGGGATATACGTACTATATATTCATAAGTAAAAGTGAACCCCCCACCCCTCCCTACCCATTACTGCCCGCTTGTCTCTTGGCCTCTTGGAAGTCGTACTCCCCCCTCCCCCAGTATCCAGCCGTGGTCGCACCAGGCTCTATGCCAACGTCACCAAGCTCCTGTATACCGAACACGGTACTGTAATGCAAGGGTCATCGTTTCAATATGCTTTCCAGCAATGTGTTTTTAAGGAGAGGAATAATCCTTTCCAATATCACCACCCCAGAGGTGGAGAGAGGTACTACAATGACCAACCCAATCAGTATCCCATTCACAGGAACCTTGCTTGAGGCAGAAGATGGCCCTTATTCAGAGATATGCTACATGGTATGCTTTCCCGTGGACTTCCCAGAGTTCAGGATATTAGCAGAGATAGAACGGTGTGGCGAGGAATGGAAGCCTAAGCTCACCGCACACTACGAACTGGTTAAGGACAGAGGCTACCACTGCCCAGACTGCAAGCTGCTCTGTCCCTCAGCAACCTAACACAATACCCCTCCTAGCGAGGGGTATTAATCTGTTAAGTGTTTTATTACATCTAAACTACATTCCTACG